CAAAGAAAATATCAAATGAAGTCTTGCAGCAAGCACAAGAACTACGCACACAAGGAAAGTCCTATGAGGAAATCTCTAAGACTTTGAACGTAAGTATTTCTTGGTGCAAACACAACCTATCTTCTGCCCTTGCACAAAAGAAAGAAGTCATTGATGCGCTTGAGTCCAAGAGTAGGACTAGAAAAGGAGTAAGCAAAGGAGAGATTACTAAGGCTGTAAATGTAAACCAACCTAAGAAAGAACTGATTAAAGAAGTAAAGAACGTGACACAACGAATTCGTACACGATCTAAAGAAAATATCGTTCGTCCTAATTGGATGCCACCTGAGTTCAGCATGTTCACAACAGAGCAAGTCATGCTTTATGCAAACGAAATGGAACGTAGGCTACAAGAGTACGCTAGTGAAATTCGTGATACACTTCTGGATAAATGCACAACTAAGGATCAGAAAGATACACTACCATCTACTCTTTCCTTGAAGTTCGCTATTGCGTCTTTGGTGTGCTCTATGACTAACCCTAGCAGTGCCGCTGGGGCTATGCTTAACAACACAACAAACAGCTTGTATGACACAGCACTGAAGCTAGAAAAGAGGAATGGAAATCCTGGTGTGAAAGTTAAAGTAGTCAAAACACCACTACCAGATGGCTTTGAAGACTTGGATGAAGTTGCTTATTAATTAAGCAGAAATGGTACTGATCAGGCTATTTGCACTTTTCCGCATAGTATATATAAAGTGCAAATGGTGCAAATAGGTTTTTAATGTATCTTTTATACAACAAGACCTACAGGGACGGAAAGATATACTATCTTCCCTTACACCCTATCTTCAGCACCTAATCTTTGTGTTCTAGATAAGAAATATCCTCTTCATGCTTGCATGACAGGGTGAAATCGTGTACACTAAGCATCTTTTACAGCCTTCGTTGAACCTTGAAATTAAAGAAAGGAACCCTGTGCTTAAACTAAACAATCCGTCTATCACAGACTCTATCTATAAACTAGACCCTAAAGCTATCTCTAACACATCTCCAAGGCACATTCAATCAGTACTAGAAGACTTGATTGTTGTGTGCTTAGAAGGACAAGCCTTAGCAGATAAGGTACTAAGGCTTAATCCTAAGTCCGAAGAAATAGGTGCAGGTATGCTTGCTAACCTGCAAGAGATTGCTGGTAAGATTACTAATATTTATTAAAGAAAGGAAACTATGCAATATATGGGTGGTAAAGTACGTATAGCAAAATATCTTGTACCTGTACTACAAGAAAGATTGAAAGATAAAGAAACCTTTGTTGACCTATTCTGTGGAAGTTGCAATATTGTCAGTGCAATCAAAGCACCTAACAGGATTGCTAATGACTTACACAAAGAACTAATTGCTTTGCATAAAGCTGTACAGCAAGGGTGGGTTCCACCTTCAGTTGTTACTGAAGAAGACTACAAACAAGCAAAGCAGGCTGAAGATCATCTCAAGGCTTTTATTGGTTTTGGGTGTAGTTTCAGTGGTAAATACTTTGGTGGGTATGCAAGAGGAGAGGGAGACAGAAATTACGCTTTGAATGCTAAGAATACCTTGCTGAAGAAACACCAGAACATGAAGGATGTGCAGTTCTTTAATCTGAATTATTCTGAAGTAAATATTCCTAGTAATTCTCTGGTATATTGTGATATTCCGTATAAAGGAACTACAAAGTACAGTACGGATTCATTTGATCATTCTTCTTTCTATTCTTGGTGCAAAGACATGAAGAATAAAGGTCATGATGTTGTTGTGTCAGAATATCTTTGTAATGTTCCTGAAGGCTGGGAAGTAATCTGGAAGCATGAAAGTAAGAAAGATATGCGAAACAAAGAAGGTAAGCAAGAAGGTACTGTAGAGGTGCTGATGACACCTAAGTAATAACCCAGAATTAAAGAAAGGAACTCTCATGAACTACTCCATCCCTAAAGCAAAGCTTATTGGTACTCTTCCTGCATTTAATAATTACTATCTTCAAGTCTATGGCTACACTGAAGAAGAGGTTCACGCTTTGGTAGAAAATATCGTTCTTCAAGTCAAGAAGGAATGTGCTGAAGCTTGCCTTAAAGAAGCTCAACAATGGGAGAGTCTAGATAAGAATGGACGAAGTAATTATCTTGACTATGCAGATGTAGCAAGGACTTGTGCTTCAGTGATTATGAAAAAGTATTAAAGCTTAACTAAGAAGGCTACCTTTAGGGTAGCTTTTCTTTTGTGTACTACACCTATGCTGTAATTGATTTAGTGCAAAGTACTTAGTTTATAATTATTTTATTAAGACTATAACTAAAATACTAAGAAATCAAGTAATTATAAATGTTTCTTTGAGTTAAGGTTTTGTGAAAGGGTTCTGTTAAGTTCATTTATACTTTGTGTTCAGACGGAGTGAACAATAAACAATAATGAACTTATAGTATTGTTGTGTAAAAGCTACAGATACTAAGAGAAGTTTACTTCTCGGATGGATTATGTTAGAATTTAGTTTTTATGAAAGGAAAAGTATGGGTATTAATGTTTTAAGTTTGTTTGATGGAATGAGTGCAGGAATGCTTGCTTTAGAACGAGCAGGGATTAATGTAGATAATTATTACGCATCTGAGATTGATAAGCACGCAATCAAGGTTAGTCAAAAGAACTATCCTGGGATTATTCAAGTAGGGGACGTGTGTAATCTAGACTCGGATTCTCTTCCTGAAATTGACCTATTGATTGGTGGTTCTCCTTGTCAAAGTATCAGTACTCTTGGAGATGGTAGTGGTCTTGAAGGTACTTCAGGGTTGTTCTATCAGTATCTTCGACTCAAGCAAGAACTGAATCCTAAGTACTTTCTCCTTGAGAATGTAGTAGGGAATAAAGAAGCAATCAAGACTATCTCTAAACTTATGCAGGTAGAGCCTATTTTGATTAACTCCAATCTCCTATCTGCTCAGAATCGTGCTAGGTATTATTGGACAAATATCCCTGTAGAGCTTCCAGAGTCTAAGGAAATTAAACTTATTGACGTGCTGGATGAAACCCCTAAGTCTTCGTGTGAACTGTCAGAAGCAAGACTTCGTTGGTTACTTTCAGATAAAGGACAAGAATGCTTGAAGAAACGCTATGCAAGCCTTGATCCTGAGAAAGCGAGTTGTCTTACAGCAAGGAGCGATGCGAGTTGGAATTGCAATTACGTTACCAGGAAGGGTAAGATTACTAAGTTGACATGTGAAGAGTATGAGAAGCTACAGACTGTACCAGTAGGATATACTTCTTGTGTTTCTGACTCACAGAGGTACAAGATGCTAGGCAATGGATGGACTGTTGATGTGATTGCTCATATCTTCCGTGGGTTGAATAAAATTTAAAATATAGACGACCTCCTTCGGGAGGTTTTCTTGTTTGGTGTAACTTATGAAAGGTTTTTATGAATAAATTTGAATCTCTAGGCGAGCATTACTTCAATGAAGTGCTTCACCCTTCTTTGGACTCTAAGGTTTGGTTAGCTTATTTGGTGCTTAACAGAATCTATCCTTCTTTGGGCTACTGGAGTTATGACGGATATCATGTAGACGCTTTGGTGGACTACGAGAAGAATCTTCTTTGGGAAGATGAGCTGATTACAAGCACAGATAGGAAGGTTGTATATGCTGAAGTTCCTTACTTGCATGAAATTAATACAGTACAGATTGTAAAGGTGTGGGGGTCTGTTTTGCAATCATTGAGGTAAATATCATAGGTCTCTTTAAACGAGTTTTAAGGCACTTAAATATCTAGACTACCTTGGGTATTACCCCTTCATTAAAATCGCTCCTAGAGGCTTTAAAAGGCTTCTATGGGGCTTTTGTGCTTTGTATTAGAATATCTCTTTTAGAATTATTATATTGTTATCGTATTGTTGTTATGAAGCAAGGAAAAGCAGCCTAAATATCATTGCAGATTGGCAGGGGTGTTTGATGCAGATCAACTCACCCCCCATTCCCTATTCCCTGAGATTCCAAAATATCTGCACAATAAATAATACCCTCCCGATATACCTGGCGATGTATATAGAACCATTCGAGGGTGGATATTCCAGTCGATACGATGCCCTATGACGATGCATTTAACATAATGCACATCGTATCTAGTCGATAGTGATACGACAGATCACCCTCGATGGTGTCTCATGGTTGCATGTTGGTGATAGCATGGAGGGTATTATAGGATCAGGTTAGTTGATTATGCGGAGGGAGATAATCGATGGGTAACAATGTATCCACCTATCGTGTGGATCAAACATTCATCAGTGTATGTATCCGCTTAATGTGTGGATGCATAGACAAAATAAAACCCCTCAGAGTTTCCCCTGAGAGGCTTATTGATAACCCTTGATTGTCCTATCTTTACTCTATCCCCAGTTCCCTGAGCATCTCGTCTGCCTGCTCTGCTGTAATCTTCCCTTGCTGCTTTGCCTTGCCTACCTTATACCCTGCTTGTCTGAGCTGTAGAATGGTGCTTTGCTTATGCATGGTAAGCACCTTACCTGTGCCTTCAGTGTAAGCGGCCATTTGATTAAACGCCAATTCGCCTGCTTTTGATACTGGAATAAATGATGTAAACATCCCATGATCAATATACTCAAGATCGTTCATTTGTTGATTCCTCATTGGTTACGTTGTCGATGATTGAATTATAGCACCAAAAGAAAAGCCGCATTTGGCGGCTTCTGACACCCTGCAGGGCTTGTCTTCAGTATTTCCCTGCCAATATATCAGGCGTAATCCTGAAACTAGCTAGGGGCTCGCCGTCGCACAGCACTATACCGTACCCCCGATACTCTATCACGCATACGTGGCCCTTAGGTACATAACCCATGATGTAATTAGCCAGCTTTTGGTTGTCAGTCATAGTAGTTTCCTTGTTTAGGCTTTGCACTATTGCGCCGCCATGATTGAATTATAGCACCAAAAAGCAAAGCCAGTACAAGCTGGCAATGAATTATTTTCTAGGGGTTAACCCCTCTGAGCCATGATATACCCTGCCGTATCCGTCACCACCACCCGATCATCATTCACAGCACAGGCTACCCACTCGATAGCATCCTGCCATGTGTTGCACCAGAAGATTTTACGATTACCAGTGATGCGGTCAATATGAACTACTTTGTAGGTGCCACCAAAAAGAATCTTATTAATGAATCGGATCATGATACCTTACACTGCAGCGTTAACAATACGGGAAAGCTCAGATTCAAGAGCTAGAAAGTATTCCAGCCCACCATGTGGGTATTGCCCCCTGAGCCTACGGATTGCACGCTCCGTAGCATCAAACTTATTGCAAATGGGCCATTTGTGTGACTCATCATTAGCTCGAAAATAAGCGTTAATGATGCGCTTACTGCCGTTTTCGATTGATTCTAATTTAGTCATTTTGATTACTTCCCTGCGTTAAGTTCTGCAGCCCATTCGTTGGCGCGTTGCATGGTTTTGCACATATAAAACACCCTAGACACCGTATCAAATACTGCGGGCTTTCCTTTGTAGTGACATGCTTGAAACATCTTACTTACTCCTTATTTCCTATAAAATACGAACCAAACAATCAAAACCCAAGGGCTTAATCCTAACATCAAAGTATACCCCAGGCAGCCCAGGATATACCCTAATGCAATGAATCGTTTTGTGAGCCTGCGCATTGTGCTATGCCTTAAAACGCAGCGTAGACAAACCCGCCATCTACTTCGCCGCATATAGTGGTTTTGTACTCCAAGTATTCCCGCACAGCATCAACAACTGAGTCTGGATCATCCTCATCAATATACGACAGATCGAGATTGTAATTTTTAATCAATTCTTCGATACTAGATTCGTAGTATTCGCAGCACAAACCTACCACGTCAAGTTCTAAAGGTTCCCCAGTCTCATCGCTGTAATTCTCCAGATAGTCAAAAAGAACCTCCAAACCCTCATAGCTAAACTGATCCCCACGTCCTGCCAAGCGGAATGCCTCGCGGAACTGGTAAACATTATTAATGCTTTGAACGATTGCCATGGTGTGTGCTCCTAAGTTAACATGGTTGGAAGAAAATCTATCTTACCATAGGGTACCATTGTTTTGATGCTCTGCAGAAAAATAATTTAATCTAATTTGGCAAACTCCCCATTGCCGTTGGCGTACTGAAACTGTGCTTTTGCTTCATCATATCGAATAGTTCTAAATTCTGCTTTTTCTTTCCCCTGCCAATCTACAATGCGAACAATATAGCCCGGTTCTATTCCGTAGGTTTGGATAATTTCCGCATGGGTGTTTGTTGAAGAGTTAAATTTTCCAATTGCAATCGTGGGCATTATACAAACTCCAATTGTTTAACATTAATTTATGAATTATACTCTACTTTCAACCCCGCCTTACCGTTGATTGCATAAATTTTCTCATTGTGCCCACGCTTGCCCTCAGGTCGTGGGATGGTTTACCCTTAAATTTCCATTTTTCACTGTATTTCATTTTATCACCTTTAACAAAAATACCTGCCTACAATTACCGATTCATAATCCGAAGCATACCGCACCAGCACCCCAGAAAAATAGCTGTCTGAAGCGTAACCGTGCCAATTCTCCCAACCGTCACGCTGTGGGTGCGGGGCAATATTAGCATCTATGCGCATAAACTCCCCCAGATCATACACACAGCCATTATACCTGAAAAACGAGCCTTCGCCCTCCTCCAAATAATCAAATTCTTTTAGCTCTGCTGGAGTTAGATCATACCATGTCAGGATATCACGCGGTTGATTGTTTGTTTTGATTTTCATGATGTTTTTTCTACGGTTGGTTGGTGCATGGATTCTCTCATACTATTTCAGACTGTGCAACTAGGGTAGTAGACCGTCTTGTTCCCTTACGGAACCCCAGTATCGGCGGGGTTCACCCTGTCTTGTTGCGCTGTCTGGGTTGAATTCTAACATGCAATCCGACACAATCCGCACCAGTACAAACCCTAGTAAGTAACCATACGTACAGCAAAGCATAGAACTGATTTAAAGCCCCTAGAAGCCCTGATCTGGTCTTACCCTAGTCTACCCATTAGCCTCGATCTTTTCGCGCCTTCTAGGCCGTTCTAACGCGCCCTGCTGCTCTGCCGTGCTGGCGATAATCCGATAATCGAAGGGATAATGCAAAGCAGATAATCCGGCAGTTAATATTATCTCGATTATCCCGGAGATAATCAATAATATTATCTTCCCGGATTAATTCCCGGATTTTCCGGGGTTCCCTATGCCATCTCAATTCTATACCTCTGTGGAGGTTTTTGATTTTCAGAGAGATGTGAGGATTTTTATTTACGAACTATTGCCATTCCAAACCTATAGCCTGTATAGGAATTTTCGGAGTGTGAGGTTTTGCGGTTCAACTCTATAACCAAATAAATTTACTTCAAGCCATAAGGATTTTCAAAAACAAGAAATCCCTTGAATATTTCCTCAATCAAGAAGAAGTATTTCAAGGGATTTTCATTAAGCACTAATCTTACCTTCACGGAGTTCTTGAGCGATCTTGCGGAGCCACTCAGAGCGTGTGAATGGAAGTAATTTCATAGTTCCACAGAATGTCCAAGTTCCGGTATCAGAAATACCGTCTTGTTGTAGGAGAGGTTCTAGGAATTCTCGCGCTAGGTTGTCCGCCTCAAATGAAGTAAGAATATAAGGTTTACCCTCAATTGCACTCGCAAGAGCATAACAACAATAAGTCTCAGTATCAAGCCGTCCAATAGCTTCTTCTAGTACTTCTGGTGTAATTTGTTTGTTTTTAGCGCTCGTAACAGCGTTACTCTCTTTCATAGTTTATCCTTATTCATCTTTAGCAAGGAATTCTTCGTACATGCTTTGCATCCATGCTTTTCTTGTTGTCTGGAGTTTACGCCCTGCATTAGCACGGGTTTCTGCTTGAGTAATTCCATGTTTGCCCCACAACCACTCTTCAAAGGTACCATACCCTTGTAGACGTGTCTTGATAACAGTGTGCAATCCAGTTTTATTCTCGGGTTTGTTCCAATTCTTCTCAAGCGTAACACGACTGATGCAGTGACAGATGAAAGGGTTAAGGTCGTATTCTTCATCTGATTCTAATGTATAAGTAGGACTAAGATACTTCATAGCCTCCTTGAGCACTTCATGCTTCTTAGTGACACCTTCTTTGTACACGAACTTTTTACTCTTTGACATACAGAATACTCCTTAAAGGTTGCCTTTAAGAGCGCTCGTAGCAGAGCTACTAAGCGTAACCGATAAGTTCAGTTACTTTCTCTCTTTCGGCACGATTGATGAAAGTCCTAGTTTATACCGAAACTGCAATGAAATCAAGACCTTGGATAGCATTTCCACCAAGAAATTTGAAAAGCCACAGGACTTTTCGGAGGCGACGGCAGAATGCCTAGCCGTCTTTCCATTTCCTACACAATATTTGAACTCAGCCCAAGAAATGCTACAAAATCCTTCAGAACCTAAATTCCACCTCGACCTTTACCGTATTAGGCAAGGGATTTTTCAGCATTTGCACAGAATCTAAACTCACGTAATCAACATGCGTTTCAGTCTCTTCTTCAAACTGCTGAATAAGACTCAAGATATCTTGTTGCAGCTTATCACGAAGTTCTTTTGCTTTTTGGATTTCCATTTTGGTTTCCTTTCAAAATAATTACAATTTAAGATTCTACAAACTCTTCCAAGCCTTGAGTATAAGCCAACAACTGCTTCTCTGTCAACACATCTTCTGGTTTAACCTCATTCCCTTCATGGTCTTCTACAGAGATGACTTCCCATGATTTCAGCTCTACATAGCCATGATAGTCCAAATCTGAAGCCCATGTTGTAGGATCAGGGGGCGTTACCTCCCAGATGCATTCTACTGTTGTAAACAACTCGTATTCTTCGCCCCAGGCATCTTCATACGCGAAGTAATATTGCTTGAGATCTGTATCAAAATAGCTGCGCTTATTCTTGGGTGTGTCGTAGTACATATCAAAATCTTCTTCGTTGTAGTGATCAAGGTTGTCAAAGTGCTGCATCGTGTTCTCCTTTAGTTCATTTCAAAATTAGGAAAACTTTTGTCTTTTCGTTTAAGAAATTTTATTATCTAATGATTCAAGAAAGGCGTTAGCGGCTTCAAGTTCTTGACTCCATGCTGCTGTACTTTGCCATGAAGATATGTAAGCGTTGTTTAAAGCCTCTGTGAGACTCTTCAACAGTTCGATAGCATCTTTGTTCATCCCCTTTCCCTTTCAATTGCTTCTGTTGCACCAATGTCATACCCTTGATTATAGCACTCTTCAGCAAACTTCTCCAGCTTAGAAATCAATCGCATATGCGCTGGATGATTATAATCCGAAGAGGACTTAGGTTCTGGATAGAGAAGCCCTAGAGATTCTGCTAGGGTGATGATTTCTTGTCGGGTCATTCTATGTCCTTTAACATCTTTTCAACTTCTTGCCCCTTCAGCATTGCAGTAACATCCTCAAGCAAATCCCGCCACATTCTTTCTTGCATATCAAGATAGAAGGCATCAGTATCCGTAAGGTCTTCTGCGTCAATACAGCCAAGTAACTGCAATTGCGTATTCTTGATATGTCGTGTGCAGGTATCTCGGATATCCTCCAAGGACTTACAGCGGATTTCGCAGTAGCGTTCTTTATTCATCTCAACCCCAATTCAACTTAGCCAACTCAGCTTCAAGTTCTTTCTTTCGCTGTTGCTTGAGCTCATCTTGAACTTTACCTTTGTACTTATTGAAGATACTCCAGAAGGCTTCATAGACTGCTTTGGAGTTCTCTTCTGAGAAGTACATACTATGGTTTACCGTATCACAATACTTCGGATCAAAAGATTTAAGTTCATCCCAGAAGGCGTTGAACGTTTCGATAGGATAAGTGCTAGTTAAAGCACTACCAAATGTGTATGCACCACTAGGAAAACTAATGCAGTACAGCCACTCACCTTCTGGTTGTCGTCCATCGTCAGACCATGAAATCTTACGAACTTCGCCATCCATGTAGTATACACGAGTCCAATTGTCGTAGGCACCTTGGACATTGTAATAACCATATGTACCACTAAGAGGGATGCCGAATTTTTCGGAAATCTCCAGACGTTCAAGCGTATCAATTACGTTTTTCAAATCATAATCGTGCTTAAACTCTTCTGGGTATTTCTCAATAACACTTTGGAGTTCTTTGTAGGCTTGGATTTGTTTGTTCATGTCTTTTCCTTTATTCGTTAATGCCGTCTTATTCAATTCATCATTCATAAATAGCTTTCAATCGGAGATATTCTTGATACTCTGGTGAGTTGATCTTCGTAATATTCTTCTGGAAAGTATTCCAGCTTGATGTAGCTACAACCCAACCAGAAGCATCCCAAGCCTCTTTAATCTCTTGCATACTGTACCGAGGCTCTTCCTTGAGTTCTTCCTTCTTGTCAGCAGGAGCCTCCAAGCTTTGAGGGATTATTTCTCGGATACCGTATTCTTCTGGACACGCCAATGCTTCTTCATCCCAATCTTGCCATCCTTCATCATATTCAGATTTATGATAACCTAATATGGGTTTATCGCTTCTGATACCTGTAGAAATAGTCTCGTGCAAAAACTCCAACGTACAGCAAATAAACTCCTCGCCGTTATTGCAGATGATCTTGTCGCCGGGTTGTGGGTTGAATTTGTTTGTCATAGCAGTTTTCTCCTCTGATTCGGGGTTGTAGATAAGTTTATTAAGATCGTAATAAGAATAGTCTACACCGTTAAATTTTCCGTCGTTCGTGAGGGTGCTATAGCCGCCTCCTTCGGTGTTCTCACCAATCCACGGGAAATCTACAGAGCCTGAAGGGTTTCTATTGATTGTCCTTCGGATACCTACATTGTCTTCCCAAATCTGACCTTCTTTAAGTTCAATTCCGTTTACTGGCATTTAAATCTCCTTATAAAAACATGCTGATGAATGACTTTAACACGTTCAAACTTCCTTGTCCATGAATTCTTCACCTTCTTGTGAGCGTAATACAACGTTCCTTCCGGTAGATCATTTTTAAGAGTTCCTTGAGCAGTCAACTCTGAGAGATAGTGTATCTTCTGTAGAACTTCCTTGTCAAGAGAATTCTTTATCTTGATGGGCTTCATCTGTCCGGGTTGCAGGTCGTTTCTATACGAGAACTGCTTAGGTTGCTGCACTACGCCACAGAAGGACGATGGGAAACCTTTAGCTTCTTTCCTATTCTTGATGACTTGAAGGACTGCACGTATACCTTCCTCGGGTTGATTAGCAGCTTCATGATATGCAGCTTCAGTCAAGCATTGAACTTCTTTTTGGTACTGCGTAGTACCAATAAGAACCCCTCCAGACTCTCTACTCTTTGAAGGAATAGAAAGAAAGGAGGGGAATGAAATCCCGAGAATAAAAATGAAAATCAACCAAGAAATTTGAAATTTACGCATTACCAAAATGCCTGGCCTTCTTCAAATCCTTCATCGTAACTGTCTTTAATAATATTCAACAAATCCTCAAGCTGTTCCCAATCAAACTGAGCCAACAATGCACTGAAACGAATTGGGTTGTAATCAATACCTTTAACGTCTAGGTATTCTGTAATGTCTTTAGAAGTCGTAGTCATTCTTCATCCTCTCGGTGATAACCAAGAACAGCATGTTCGTAGTCAGCTTCATTGTAATAAGCCTCTCCGTCTTTATAAAAAGGTTGATTGTCAATCTCTGGTTCGTTATCTACGCAGTATTCCATATTGTCCAACCAATTCACATAAAAGCATTCTCCTGGATTGTCCAGAGAAAGCCTCTGAGCTAGTTTTTCAGCTTCTTTGTAGTTCATCAATGAAACCTTTCTTTATCAAATACGTTAATAATCAACTCATTCAGCGTCAAGTCCTCGTCTAGCACTTCGCTAAGATTCTTCAGCAATTGTACTTCATTCCTACCGATTGCCGCAAGAGCTTCAATACTGAAATACTTCGGATTGATCTTCATGATGGATGTGGTCATGACGTAGATGATTAGTTTTGCTGTGTCTAACTCAGTCACCATCAATCTCCGATAGCAAGTCTGCAAGATTCTCAATATGTATCGTAAGTACACATCCACGTTCTTCGTGGAGTTTTACAATTTCACGAAGTAACTGAAGCAGTTCATTTTCTTGGTCTATAGTCATACATTTTCCTTTCTTAATTACCATTGAACTTCAGATGATACAACTCCGCTTTCAATAAGTCGATATCCTGTACTAACTTTTTAATCTGCTCATACTGAATCTCTCGCATCTCTTCTGAGTATACCAGACAACTTCTAGCAATCATCAAGTCATCCTCAAGAGATTGAAGTTCTTCCATGAGTTCACAGACCTTATCATCATAAGCACTCTCAACAACCCTGAGGTACTTCCAAGGGATGCACCAATACCGTCCTTGGAAAGTCTCCATAAGGTTTCCATCTTTACTTCGCTTCTCTGCAGGGAATTCTACCACGCAGGACATAAAACTCAAGGACTCTCGGACAATCCCTTTGGAGTATACCAAGCCAGGGAAGGGGCAACCGGGGAGAACTTCAATGACATCAAGCTCCTTTACAGGGAGTTGTTTACTACTCATGTTCGCCCCGCTTGCGTGAACGCTCTTTTGAGTAGTCTTTCTTTTTCGATTTATCTTTACTCTTTTCTTTATAGGGTTGCTTGTCTTTGCCAGAACCAACCAAAGAGCGAGTAGGGACAAAGCCAGAGAGGGTTTCTTTATTTGTTTTCATTTCGTAGTAATGTTATAAACCTTAGATTCTCCACCAATCTCTACAAAAGCAACTTCTGTAGGACTCGGAACCACAGGAAAGTACTCCTTATTCACAGCATCTACTTTCTGTTGTGCTTCCTCAAGACTAAGATCACATTCTACACAAAACAAAGGCTCATAGTTATCATCCACTGCGAACACATTGAAAAGTGCCTTATTTGTAGGGCTTCGTTTGATCAAATACCCTGCGATTTCATCAGGGTGGATTTGTTGGATATCTTCGTTTTGCACATGTACTCCTTTGCATTACCAGTATTTACTAACCCGACTATCCTCTTCAAGATAACCGCTCTGTTTGAGATTATACCCCAGAGTCTCTAGGACTTCAACTTCATCGTCTTTTCCTACGTAATAAAAGAAGTCCTCTCCTTCTGCTTGTCGTGTTGGGACAACGCCATAGTTTTTATTCTTTTCTTTTGGCAAGTTTTAGGCCCCCATCTCTTTTTCAAGTGCTTCAATCCGAGCAAGACGCTCTTGCAATTCTTTCTTCTCTGCTACAAGGGCTTCATCTGCTTTCTTCAGAAGCAAGTCCAAAGCAGCTTGGGAAAGTTCAGCGAAGTGCCCTTTGATGACTTCAGACAAAGCCCAGTCGAACTTAGCATCACTCCAGTAATTCTGAGCACTGGGGTTTGATTGGTGGCAGATTTCAGTATTCACTTCGCACTTAGTTAGCCTACCAACAGAACCATCTCGAAAGTGCAGTTGAGGGGCACCGATTTTATCAATGTACTTCACTGCTGCTTGGTGCAGTTTATAGAGGTTATCTGCGTCTGTCATATTTTACTCCTTATCGTTCATTAGTTCCAATAGTCTTCGTAATGCAACCCAATCCGTTGCAGTGCTGGCATTCTACCACAGGTTTGTTAATCTCTTGCATCAAATCCTTCAAATATTGCTGAATGTACTCATAAAGTTCTTGCAAGCTATTAGCCTCCCAAGGTTCAATACAAGTGTATCCATTATACCCACCTCCGTGGTGAGCACCCTTCCAAGTCATCTCAAAGATTTTCTGTTGCTTTGTCGTCTTGGTTGCTGTAGTGAATCGTGGAGGCTTGTAGCTACGCAAAGAAGATGTGAACTTTTCAGTCTTGACTTCGTAGGGCTTAGTCTCAATGACTTTTTCTACTGTAAAGCAAAAATCATAATTACTTGTTACACGAGCTACCTTGCCGTCAACATTATTCAGGATATGAGCACGAACGATCTTGTAGACTTGTTCGCTTGTCAAGGAACAAGGACGAGTGTGCAAGAGGAAGTCCGGTGTAAGCATTCGCTCAATATCAGCAAAGACAGCAACCTTGCTCAAGTCCTGTACTTGAAGTTTACCACCGTAATTACCATCTTGAACTTGAATCTTCATTTCTGAAGGAGCTTCGTAGTTTTCGATGTGCAAGTCACGGAGTTTGTAAACCTCTACCTCCACAGGGACAATCTCTGCGGGAAGTTCAGTGTAATCAGCTTGATAGAGACTGGCTAGACTTGCATAAGCACCATGATAGGTGTACTCATCCTCATCAGAGTCCCATACTTGACAAAGCTGCTGCATTGTAAGGGTCAAAGGAATCTTCTCTGAAGCAAGTTCAGGGTTGATCAACTTCCAGCCGGTTTGTTCTTTCTTCGGCGGATTGCGCTTCTTGAAATCCTTGAGCTCACCTTCAAAATGATACCACCCGTTGTTAGGCACAAGAGAAGTAACATCCTTGCCGTTGATTTCAACGATGTTTAGTGCTTGAAGGTTCTGGTAAGACCAAGACGAGTCAATCTTGAAAAATACTCCAATGTTTGTTGAGTAGTATTGGATTTTCATTTATGACCTTTCAAATATTCCTAAAACTAACACCCCTGATAACATCAGGACTCTTCTTCATCTGCTGTAGATGCCACTCCAAGTGCTCCTTTGGTGTATCAAAAGAACGATCAACAAAGCCTTTAGAGGTCTTCTCTTGGAAGGAGATTCGGTGGGTTTTGACTTGTGTCTTTTTCATCTTTACTTTTTAGTGAATCAATATGGTTAAGCATAGCATGAATGAACTTACTAAAGCGGAAGTCCTCGTAACCTACTTCCCAGTGTTCACCATGTCTACGAATGTCCAAGATTGTACCATAGTCTTCGTGTCGGTCTATTTCGTATTTACCGTCTTCAAAGGAATAAGTTTTCACAGAACCTCCGTTTCAATGTGTTCATGAAGTTCAGTATAGCCTACATTTCCAATCCCTTCAACAAAAGATTGATCAAGTCGTGCAACGTATTGTCCTGCGTGTTCAAACAAGTCATCTACAGAATCAACAGGGAACATATAAGAGCTAAACTCTTCGAGATGTTCTTCGGTCAACATATCATCAGGGATATCCACTTCGATTTCTTTTGTGATGGTTACGAGTACAGTCTTTTTCATATATTTCCTTTCAAACTGATTTAAACGCCTTTTAAGCCCTTCTAGTACCTTCAGGCTACCTACCCCTTAGTCAATGGGTTTAAGGGGCTTCTAGGTGCCTTTAAAGCGATAACAGACCTGTCGGGGATGTGTCTTTGGGTTTTAGAGGCTTTTGTAAATCCCTGCAAGCATCTCTTCCAGCAAATCCTGCTCATCTGAAGAAATATCTTCTACACCAGCGATAGCCTTACCTACGGTGTAGCTGTTACTACACAGCATAAAGAACAGATTGTACTCCTCTTGCCTCTCAATCGTAATCTTAAGCTCGATAGGTTGGAATGCTGGTTGGGTTGATGTTTTGTTTACTTTCATTTGGTTTCCTTTATTTCTTTGCACAAACATAAGTGATATTCTTCACAGTACCGCCAGCCATCTTGACAGCAGCTTCACCAGCAGCCTTGCAAGTCTCAGCAGAGGAGAACTCCGCAGTTGTCAAAGCATTGGAGTTGCCACTGCCCATAAGACCGACATGAGCAAAGAGAATTAGAACGTAGATCATTGTGTTTCCTTTCGTTTGTTTAGAAGCCTCAAGCATACAACTCTTCAATCATCTTTGCAAGTTCTTTTTCAGCTTGTTGTTTATACATCCCTTGAGAGATTTGCTTGTCTGCAAAGAAGATGTAGTACATACAGCGGTGTTTGCGGAGGTGGTACATGGGTTAGTCCTTTAGTTAAGATGGTTTGATCTTAGCACATTAAGTCTTGTTGTCAAGCGAAGCCCGCCAGGGCTAGCGGTTTCGTCAAGGGCTTGTTTGAAATCTGCACTACTTATCAATTTATGTAGTGAATTTGCAACAATCTCACAACTGCCGTCATGTAGAACACTCACAGCATGACTCATGTACTTGCAATTATAAGGTGTGTCAGGCTCTACACCTAGCTTCAAAGAGTATGTTTGAATTCTAGGGTCAAAGTAAACTTCATACACATCTTCTTCATCAAACGTCATGTTACCAGCAAGAGATACGAAGTCTCCTTCTTTAATTTCTGTTCCGTTCTTATCAAATAGTCCTGTAAGCATTCAGTTCTCCTTTGTTTACAATACAATCTTCTTCTCAAGCACACTCTTATCTACATCACGCCACTTGATCGACATAGGCACAGGACAATCAATCTTGAATCTCTCCCTGAACTTGTCTGCCATAGTCAAGACTAGGAGTTCTAGATGTTCTTTTGCTACAACGAAGCTATCATGCACACAGAGGATAGGGATTTCTTTGAGTACAAAGACTTCAAGGATATCCGCTGCTAGATGACTGTCTAGATTCTGGAGGACTCTGCCGAAGGGTTCCATAGCAAAGAATAACCCTTCAAAATCAGGGTAGCTCTGTAGGATCAACGCCATGACAGAACGTGCGTTACCTAGCGTATACACAACCTTGTCTTCTTCAGACAGAGTATTAATTTCACTTTGGATAGCACGCTTCGCGGTATCGCTTCTGTCGCAGTTAAACATGATGTTCACAGCCAGCTTCACGATGCGACGATCAACCTTGTTAGTAACATCCTCTAGGATATCAGCGTACATATCCATCGGAACATCCTGCATGGGTACACCTACAACCGCAGCAGCTATGCGGAAGTGCAGATTCTGAAAGTCCACTTCAACAACAGGCTTACCGTCAATAGTAATATCCAAACGTTGATCACCATCCTTGCTGTGAAGCTGCAGGATATCAGCACGGTAGAACCTTCCTCCTTGGTCGAAGGACTCATTGAAGATTCTGCTGTATACGTTAGACAAGCGTTCACCTGTACCTGTCAGGACTGTTGCTTTCTCGTTCAGGATGTTTAGCTTTACAACCAAATCCTTCATCTTTTCTGTTTCGTCTGTGTGCTCATACGGGATAGCCTTCTTGTCTTTGTTCCGAAGAATAAGACTCTCGATTGCTGTCAAGTAAGCACGTTCAACCTCATCCATTTCGATTTCAGAGAGGTCTGGGAATTCATTCATAAATTTCTCCGTAGGTAGGATTGTACTGATTGTTCGGTTCTCAGGAATAGACGAACCTTTACCAATCAGATTTGTAATGTAACCTTGTTGTTCAAGGAAGTCAACAGCCTTGATGATCTTTCTTACCGAAATCTTTCTTTTGGATGTGATAGAGTCAGCACTCTTGTCCCTTGAGTACACGATAGCATTCTTATGTCTGATACCAGCTAAGAGGTTAGTTACAATGACACCTAGCACAACATTGTCTTTGTACCTTAACTTTCTTAACTTGTTTCTGACATGCTGTGGTATAGTTATGTCGTATGTGAGTAGCTTAGTATTGAACATCTCAATCTTGTACCTCCTTGTAGTTATGAAGAGTAGAAGTATAGCACAGATAGAACTTAGAGTACAACCTACAGCAGAACATCCTCGTCCCTTCGGTGTACCCATGCAAGGCACTTTTTTCTATAAAGTCGTGTGAAACTTTCAGGGCTGTAGGTGAATTTCAACCTTGATGGTGCGTGTACGAAACAAACAACACAAACCTTTGTTGACTTCCTTCACAAGCTCATGCTATACTAAGTTTTCAACACACAAGGAGTGAAACATGACCAAGAAAATCTTCCACAAGGACACTCAATCAATGTCTGTGACAGTTCAAGGAAAGTACCCTACGCACTATATCGTGGGAGCACCTTCGGATTTTTACGTGTATCTGTCAGACAAAGGTGCAGATTCATGGTCAGAGTGGATCAAAGGAGAGCCTCGTCTCTACCGTGATCTTTCTGACTTACACAGGAAGCATGACCTAGAAGGTTTTGTCAGTGCTGTAGAAGAACTTTGGCAGAAGAATAAGAAGGCTTGACGATGCCGCTAACCTGTGGTGTCGCTTGACTGTAGCGCAGTTTCTGCGAAACAGCTTGACACCCTCCTGAACTTCGTGCACAATTTAACTCAACATCAACAACACACGAAAGGAATCATTATGAATATCCTCTACCAAGAAATCACATCTCGATTGCAAAAGATTCTAGACCTACCTAGAACAACTATCCCTGATCTTTTTAAAGCATGGGAGGTTGAGGCATATAAGTTAAAAGAAGAATTACTGGCTGAAGGTTTGGAAGAGTCTGCCGAGGAAGTCCAACGTATCATTGACACACAACTTCAATTTAAACCGAAGGGATAAAGGATTAGCATGACAACAATTACACTTTGGCTTTTGATTGTATCTAGCAGTAACTATCGAGGTGCCTCAGTCCCTCAAGTACTTGAACGCTTTGCTACATCTGCTGATTGTCAGCATGTACTAGAATCAATGCCTAAAGGATATGAGAATACTGCTCGTTGTGTTCAAGCAAAGGTTGTGAAATGACTCAACCAACACAAAAAGAAATCATTGAACACATCAAGGAGCATTTCGGTATTTCAGGAGAACAGGTACTTCAAATCATGAGAACTCCTACACACCCATATGACCTCCGAGATAGGTTTGCAATGATGACAATTTCAAGCGTACTTGCACCTAACCCAGTCACTGGACAGTTTGCGCTCGTAAGTGATTTCGAGGCTTGTGCAATTACTGCTTACAAGATGGCAGACGCAATGCTTAAAGCACGGAGTATGGAATGACCCTACACCAAGCTCTAGATATCTCCCGCACCATTGCAAAGCACAATCCCTTTGTTAGAATGCAACCAAAAGAGCAAGAACTGGCTAACCAAGCAGGAACTTTGCTTAGTAGGATGGCTAACACGGAGGAGTTAGAGTTTTTGTTGAGAGATGAGAAGTGGAATGCGTTGTTTTGAAAGGTAACACATGAACAACTTTATTCAAAATGTTAGTAGGTTTGACATCATCACTGGTCACCATGCAGACGCTGGTGAAAACTCCATGTTGATTCAAATCGTGGATTTCTTTGATACTTTCCCGACACCGAAGCACAATTTCAAAGAAGTTCTGCAGTTTAAGTTCGATGATGTTCTGGATGGCCCTACAGCTTGTACGGACTTACAAGCACAAGAACTTGCTAATGCACTGCAACGTGCAAAAGAGCAACACATGAGTGTAATTGTGCATTGCTTTGCAGGTCTTTGTCGTAGTGGTGCTGTGGCAGAAGTAGGAATCATGCTAGGATTCAACCCTCCTGATTGCATTCGTATTCCTAACTCTACAGTAAAGAATAAGATGCTGAAGGCTTTAGGCATGAAGATTGATGAGAGCACTTCTGTGTTCGCACAGGAATTTTATAACCGTGAATTTGATTAAGGAGTGACTATGACAAATCAAAACCAAATGCTAGAATCTTCTCGCTTTACATCCAGGAAGTTTCTCGCTACAATCTTTACTTTAGCAAGTGCAACGGCTTTGGTGTATTTTGGAGCTATCGCAGATGGTGTATACTCTGCGGTGATTATCGCTACAAACACCGCATATCTTGCTGCGAATGTAATTCAGAAGACAAATACTAAGTAATTTTAAAAGGAGTAAATGATGTTTAAGTCTTTGTTTGGTTTCTTTAATAACCAATCTGTAGGTGAAGTTTTTGATGATAAAATCGAGGTCGTCCTTCAAGAAGAAATGTTGAGTCAAACTGAACTTCAAATGCTTCAGCGGATCATGGCTCAGTACATCCGAACGCATGAACAAGTACGCAAGGTGTTCAAAGAAGAAGCCTTGAGCTATCCTGTAGGGGATGAAATGCGGAATATGCTTTTCCGAGAGCACCGGGAAATCAAAGCAAAACTCAAAAAGCTCTCTGCTTTGCAATATCGCTTGAAGCATAAGATTGCTGCTCGGGATTAAAGGTTCATAGAGGCCCTTAATAGCCCCTAGAAGGTGGGTTAAATGCTGAGGTAAGTGGTGGGTAGCCTGACATAGTGATAATTGATTATAGGAGGTTTAAATGAAAGATATGTATTCACCTACGGGTTGGGAAAATGCTGTAGACTGTGGTAATACACTTGGTAGTGAATATCCGTGCACTTTGAAGAAAACAGCACCAGCCACACAGCAAGCGGTGGATGGTTCCACAAGGTGGTTCACCGTTGTCTACAAAGACATTAGTCCCGGTGACGAAGCGAGATTGCTGGGCGAGCATCCAAAAGCATCAGCAATGAGTTGGAGCCACGCGCTGCGGGATCGTGACGCAGCGCGTGGCTCGGCAGAAAGCGTGAATCAAAATAATCTTGAAAGTCTTCTAGAACTTATTGACAACTTCGCAGAAACCCGGCATACTTGCGGACATTTGACTTATAACCTAAAGAGCAATGAATCTCGACAGAAGGTTATTGCAGCACTTAAAGGAAAAGTATGACATTTCGATATAACACCCTAGAAGAAGCTCTGCCTAACGTTAAGTTTGTGGTAGAATGCAACTCTTTTGAACAACTTCAACTGTGGAAGCAGTACAAAGATGAAGTGAGCTGGGAAGAAAATCTTTGCGGATTCATGCCCAAAGTAGGAGAGCTTTGTGGGCGACCGATTCACCTTGAGACTCATTTTGCTAAAATTCACGGTAAGACTGTGATGTTCTATGAAGCATGTAGCCAGCTTGTGGATTACTTGCAAGTAGATGATTGGCTAATTAAGAATGCATATCCTCATTGCGGGTATGATGAAAACTCCGGAGGTTGTCATCCACGTACAAACGCAATGAATTTTCATATTTGCGTCCATAAAATGAAAGAAGACTAACATGGAAATAATCCTAATCATCCAAGGTATCTTGATTGCTCTTCTGGTTTGGAGGGTAATTACACTAGGAAATCAAAACGAGAAAATGCTGAAATGGCAAGACAATGTAGTAGCATTTCAGAGTGCTCAGGTGTATTTGAATGGAACGCAACGAGAGATTAATTCCTTGCTTGCTAAAGAGGTTGCTAATCTTAATTTGATTGTAAAGGATGAAGTATGAAGGTGCACATTGGGCCGTATCCAGACGGAGATGAAGAACGTAAGGTTGAGATTCAGATTGATCCTTGGGATTCTTGGAACGCCGGTCATACAATTGCTATGATTGCTGTTCCAATTCTGAAGCAATTACAAGCCACAAAGCATGGATCGCCTTATACAGACGATGAAGATGTGCCAGAAAATCTCAGAAGCACTTCAGCAAAACCTAAAGAAAACGAGTGGGACACTGATGAGTTCCATCATCAACGCTGGGAACATATCCTTTCGGAAATGATTTGGGCTTTGGAACAATTAGTGGAAAGTAAAGAAGACGACTTCTTTCATTGGGATAAAACTCAACCAGCAGAAGAAGGAAGTATCGGAGATATGTTTGGACTTGGTACTTGTACAATTGACAGAGAAGGTCTAGATGCATATAATGCACGAATCAAACGCGGTACTACTCTTTTTGGGAAGTACCTAAAATCTTGTTGGGATTGATTAAGGAGGACTAATTGAGTCGTAAACGCTACCATATTCTTGCTAAATGCTACGATAAGAGAAAAAGAGTAATTTCAGTAGGAGAGAATTCCTATACTAAGACCAGCACTATCATGAGTCATTTCGCAGAGAAAGCTGGACTTCCAGATAAACTCTATTGGCACGCAGAGGGGTTAGCTTTGGTGCGTTGCAAGGATAAGGTTCCATATAGACTTACAGTAGAGCGTTACGACAACCAAGGAGAACAGGCTCTGGCAGCACCTTGTCCTGTTTGTAAAGAAATGATTAAGACATGGGGAGTAAAGATTTTGGAATACACATCACCTGATGGATGGGTTAAGGAGGTTTTATGAAAGAGAAGTATCTCTCAGCCATGATGGATATGACCCTTCGCTTTGCTGAGACTTCAGAAGCACAACGGCTAAAGGTTGCTGCAATGCTTGTTAAGCGAGGGTCTATCTTAGCTATCGGAATCAATGGTACATACCCAGGATGGGAAACTAACGAATGCGAAGATGAAACAGGTCAGACGGCATGGTTTACTAGGCACGCAGAGGAAGCCTGTTTAAGTCGTATGCTGCACTCTAATGAGACTACTGATGATTCAATCATGCTAGTGACCCATGCTCCCTGTAAGATGTGCAGTTTGAGGATCAAAGAGGCTGGTGTACGCTCTGTGTTTTATCGAAACGACTACCGCGATTTGAGTGGTGTTGAATATTTGCAACAGTCAGGTGTAGAAGTTAAGAAGATTTGAAACATACCGTGACATATCTGGGCTTGAGAGCGAACAAAGGGAGCGAATGGAGCCAAAGGCTCTTGACTTACTGAAACAAGCAGGTATAATCACAAGACAGGTTCAACTACAAGAGAGCACGTAAGTGCGAACGCAAAGTAAGGAGTAACATTTTGACAACAACATTGGTGAAATCATGAGCACATACACACCTAATTCATGGGTTATCGTTAAGATTCAATCCGAGAAATACGGAACGATCTATAAGGTTCTAGCAGGATGGTCTGGGAGTTATCTCTATGGTGCTTCTTGGAAGCTATCTTCGGGGATTGTTACCTTTGAAGACAAGGGGGAGCATTACGAATCCTTACAAGATTCTGGAAGTACTTACGTGCTGTATAAGAGTTCAGAGAGAATGAGTGCTATTATGGCTAGTACTTTTGCGAGTTTTGAAGAGGAACTTAAAGGTATCAATGGTACAATTGAAGTGATTGATTCAAGAGATTACGTGAATAATAGCAAAGGAGTGAATGAGTGACTAACAAAATCTACGCTAAAGACCTTGCACGAGCAATGTCCGAAACATCTGATAAGATGTACACCATCTACGAATGTCAGGACTTCTTGGATATCTTCCAAAGGACTATTGAAGGGCTGATGCTTGAAGGAACTCAAGTAACTCTTACAGGTTTTGGTTCATTCGCTCCTAAGTACAGCAAGCCTAGAGTTATGACTTCTGGGCTTACAGGAAAGGATTATGAAGTCCCTGCTGGAATGACTATGAAGTTCGTGGTGAGTCCTGCGTTTCAGGAGACTCTAAAATCTAAGTTCAGTGAAAGGAAGAATCATGAGTGACAATAAATCAGACGTTGAACGTTTTTACGATGCTGTAGCTGCTAAGTTCGGAGTACAGCGAAAGTACCATGAGTTGCATCCTATGGAGCAAATGCAGTTAGTGCAAGCCGTGAACGTTATTTTACAGGTTGTGAGGGATTAACATGACTGAACGACAACTAATCTATTCCGCTTGGAAGACACCAGACGGTACGCTTCTGCACTCACGTCACCGACATGACTATTGTGAGCACTTTGATGCTGTGTCTAAGGAGTGGTACATTCTAGACGGTGGTACAGATTATATTCGCTGTTCTGTCAATACTGTACCGCCAGAAGATTTGACGCTATACGCTGACGACCCTCACGAGAAGATCAGGGAAGTATTCGTCTGGAAGTCCTACGGAAAGAACTTCTCGCAGCCTGAAGGGGTTTATACACTGCTGAAGGATTTGACGGATGAGCATTTAGGTAATATCATTGCTACACAAACGCATCTTCCTGAGTACATACTGGAGATGTTTAGGAATGAGCAACTGTTTCGGAAGGAAAACCAATGCTAACAATTCAAGACTGGCTTTACGCTGGTTACAAGCGCTATGACAATTACCAGTACAAGAGTGCAGACTTTCTCTTGCAGAAACGTTTTGATGACGACAAAGGTAAGAAGTACTGCATTGACATTTTGGTGTACGAGCATTCAAAGCATGAGTACTACAATCGCAACCCTGCCTTGCCACCTGTGAGTTTTCAACCCGAAGTGCAGTTTCAGCGAGGAGATAAGATGACATTGGACATGACGTTCCTAATGAATCGAGACAGCACCATTGCTGAGATTGAACAAGAGGTTGAGTGCTTTTGGTTGTTTTTGGAGAAGCCTTATTACCGCAAGTGGGAGGAGTAAACATGACAGTAAAAGTTAAATTCAAAGGCGATAAGATTAAGGTTCAAGCTGGTGAAGGTTATTGCTCGAATGTCAAGGACTTGTTGATTCTTAAAGACAACGGGAACGGGTACTTCGTGAAACGCAAGAGTTATGTTTCAACGGAAGCAGATCAGGTGTTTAATTTAGATTACGCTGCGTTGGAGTACTTGTACTTTGCTTATAAGGCTATTTTGGAGAAAGAGGGTCATTGTGGGAATTGATATTAGCGCGAAGTTAATCTATGGACTACCCTACTCAGACCTTCCAGAAGAGATTCTAGAAGAGGTCAATGAGATGCTTGACGATGGAGAACTTGATTATGCAAGTCCTTATTATGATGCTCCTCGGGATGAGTGGATTGTTGGGGTTGAGATTAGTGCTTGGAAGAAGGGTCATTATGATTTAGGATATGAGATTTCTCAGATTGATGACGAGATTCCAGAGATTCTTGTTAGTGATGATATTGATTTGAGTGTTTATGTTACACCTCACGTGAGCTAGTACGGAGTGCTAGTGAATAGGTTTATTGAATCGCTTGTGATAACAAATGCGATTGTTTATTGAGGAGGGTTGATGGGGAAGAAAGAAGATTTTGAAGACGGAGAACTTCTATATCACACTGCTTGCATTGGAGAAGATTGCACAAGTAGTGATGCTATGGCTGTGTATAAAAAGAAAGACGGAAAGCTAGATGCTTTCTGTTTTAGTTGTCAAGGGTACTTTAATGATTCAGAACTTGATGACGCTGGAGTAACACTACAAGAAACAAAGGTGCATAAAATTAAAGATATTGAAGTTGACTTTTCTTCTATTGAGAGCATTAAATGCAGAGGCTGGAAAGAACGGGGCATTACTCGATTCACCAGTGAGAAGTACGGAGTACACACAGAGCTAGACGAAGAGAATAATGTAGTCTCTCGTTATTACCCTGTCACAAGTAACGGTAAGGTTGTAGGGTACAAAAAACGCACACTACCAAAGACTTTTATTGGTATCGGTAACACGAAGGCTTCAAATGAACTCTTTGGCCAAAGTGTATTTGAATCAGGTCAGAAGTACCTTGTAGTTACTACAGGTGAAGAAGACGCTATGGCATTCGCTGAAGTGCTTCGGAATACTTCTGGTGGTGTAGAGTACTGGACTCCTTGTGTCTCTATCACGGCTGGTGACGGAAGTATCATTAAGCAGTTCAAAGCTAACTATGAATACCTAGCATCCTTCTCCAAAGTCGTGTTGGCATTCGATAACGATGAACCGGGTCAACGATATCTTGAAGAAGCTGCACGTATTCTTCCACCGGGGAAAGCTTTTATTGCTAAGTTTCCTCGTGATATCAAGGATGCTTGTGATATGCTCAAAGCCGGTAAGGCTGCTGAACTCAAGCAAGTGTTCTGGAAAGCTGAACCTTTTAGTCGCGTAGACGTTCTACACCTCTCTCAGATGTGGGATGACTTTGAGAATGAAGATTCCAACGTTAAGATTCCATTTCCGGGTGCTTGGAGTGGTCTTAATGAAATGATGAACGGTGGCATGGAGAAGGGTGAAATCACTGTCTTGGGTGCGTTGACCTCGATTGGTAAATCCACGTTGATTTCTAACATCGTGTATAATCTAATTGAGAACACTAATTTCAAGGTTGGTACGATGTACTTGGAGAGCACCAAGCGAGAGGTTGTGCGCGACCTTCTTTCTCTTGATGCTGGGATTAATCTTCGCACTAAAGCACGAGAAGGTATCGACATTGAAGCACTGAAGAAGCGATTCTTTGAAGGTCTAGCACGCAAGAACCAGTTCGTGTACGTTGACCATCAGGGTAGTATTAGTACATCAGAAATCTTTGATAAGTTGAACTATCTTGCCAAGGCTGAAGGTTGCGATGTTATCGTGATAGACCCCGTGCAGGCGGGGGTTAATAGTTCTGATAATGGAGCTATCATTGAGTTCATGGATACGCTTTTGAAGTTCGCTAAGGAAACAGACACAGCTATCATTGCAGTGTCACACATGAAAAAGCCTTCAGAAGATAATCCTCATGCTGTAAGCGAATACCAGTTAATGGGTTCGTCGAGCATCAATCAGATTGCTTTCAACACAATTCTATTGAGTCGAGACAAGATGAACCCTGACCCAGTGAAAAAGTCAGCCACTAAGCTACAATTGGTGAAGTGTCGTAGAACGGGTAACACTGGTGAAGCAGGTTGGTTGAAGTACGACCATGAAACAACGCACTTGTTTGCTACGTCTAACCCATATGAACAAGTAGTATCTGAGGATGAAGCACGAGAGTTGTCAAAACCTCAGAATGTAAAGATTGATTTTTAAGTAAAGGAAGCAATGAGTAATAAAGACGTGATTTATGACTTGGAAACCTACAAGAACTGTTTTACATTTACCATTGCTTTAGCTAATAACCCAGCAAAGATTCGTACCTTTGAAATCTCTGATCGAAAAGATGACACCGAAGAAATGCTGAAGTGCCTTCGTAATCTCATGAACCAAGGGTGGCGAATGGTTGGATTCAATAACATTGGATTTGACTATCCTATTCTTCATGAGATTATGATGAAAGCTGCTAAGGCTAAGTCCGAAGGGGTAAAGCCTAAGTTCACAGCTAAGTGGATTCAGAAGCTAGCACAAGAACAGATTAACTCCACGAAAGACGGAGGGTTTCCCAAGATTGTTAAAGATGAATTGATTCCGCAAGTTGATTTGTATCTAATTAACCACTTCAATAACAAGGCTAAGGCTACTTCTCTGAAGATGCTTGAAGTCAATATGCGAAGTGAAAACGTAGAGGATTTACCATTTCCTTTTGATAAGGTTCTGACTTCAGATGAAATGGATATCTTGATTAAGTACAACCAACATGACGTGCTTCAGACTATGAAGTTCTATAACTACTGCAAGGACGCTTTACAACTTCGTGAAGAACTCACGGAGAAGTTCGGGTTTGATTGCACGAATTACAACGATACGAAGATTGGTTCAGAGTTGTTTATTCGTACTCTTGAGAAAGAGCAACCGGGTAGTTGCTATGAGCAAACTTCTAGAGGTAGGAAGATGCGTCAAACAAAGCGAGATAAGATTGCTTTGAAAGATTGTCTTTTCTCTTATATCAAGTTTAACCGACCAGAGTTTCAGGCTGTTCATGAATGGTTTAAGACTCAAGTTATTACTGAAACAAAAGGAGTGTTTACTGATCTTCTTGAGCATAGACTAGGGGATGTAGCTAAGTATGCAGAAATGCTAACCAAGAAGAAGAAGATTAGTAATCCTGCTGATAATAAAGATAAGAAGTATGTACCTACAGAAAGTCACATTGCTAAGTTGCGCAAAGAACAGCCTCTTGGGTGGGTGGAAGAGAAAGAACTGAAGTCCCCTAAAGGAGCTAAGTCTTACTATTGGTGCTATCGTATTGCTGAGACTCTGAATGTGGTCATTAATGGCTTCAGATACGACTATGGTGTTGGAGGAATTCATGGTGCAAAACAAGGTATTGTTCGGACAGAAGGTGACAAAGTGTTACGAACATTAGATGTTTCATCTTTTTACCCCAACATGGCAATTAGTAATAATCTACATCCTGCACACCTTGGAACAACGTTTTGTAGAGTGTATAAAAGCCTCTACGACGAAAGAAAGAGTCATCCTAAAGGCTCAGGTGCCAACGCTGCTCTGAAGCTTGCTCTGAATGCCTCCTATGGCAATAGTGCGAATGAGTTTAGTCCACTTTATGATCCAGCTTACACAATGGCTACTACAGTAGGAGGTCAACTTTCTTTGTGCATGTTGATGGAGAGATTGATTGATGAATGTAGTGCAGAAATTATCATGTGTAACACTGATGGTTTTGAGTACTTGATTGATAAATCCTATATTGATAAAGCGGATTCTTTGGTGAAGGAGTGGGAAAATACTACTAAGCTAGAAATGGAAGGCGATACTTATGCTGTGATGTATATTGCAAACGTGAATAATTATATTTCGATAACTACTTCTGGTAAGGTAAAGACAAAGGGAGCATATGAAATTCCCGATTACAAAAAGGAAGGTTATAAAAATATCGCTTTTGAAAAACATGGTTGGCATAAAAACCACTCTGCTTTTGTCATTCCTTTAGCTGCAGTGGAGTTTCTTGTTAACGATAAACCTATTGAATACACAATCATGAATTGGGATAACCCTTACGATTTTTTGTTGAGAACTAAGGTTCCTCGTAGTAGTCGCTTAGTTTTGTGTTATGATGATGGGAGAGAAGAACTTCAACAAAATATTTGTAGGTACTATCCATCTGTCAATGGTGGAAAGTTAGTAAAAATTATGCCACCCTTGGAGCAAGGTGGGGAAGAGCGACGATTAGGTATTGACACTGATTGGAATGTGCAAACATGTAACAATATTAAGGATTTTACATGGAATCTAAATTATGATTACTACATCAGTGAAGCAAATAAATTAGTTAATGCTATAACAATAGGAGGAGATATAGTTGAAATGGAATGAGTATTTTTATTACGATGAAACAAGCCCAACAGGTTTGAGATGGAACAGAGATGTTTTTGCTGGTAGAACAGGTAAAAGTAGAATTGTTGCAAAAGGTGATGTAGCAGGAAACTTGGCGACCTATAAGAACGGTCTACCAAAATGTGTTGATGTTGGGTTTAACAATAAATTAGTTAAAGCACACAGAATAATCCATGAAATGTTGATTGGAGAAATACCTAAAGGATACGTTGTGGATCACCTCGACCAGAATCCTTGGAACAACAAAGTTGAAAATTTATGTGCAAAACCAAAAGCCTTGAACCACAGAAACACTAAAATGATTGCCACGAATACTTCTGGTGTTACAGGAGTAAGTTGGCAAACAATGAACAAAGGTAAGCACACTTATGCCGTGGGTGAAGTAAGGTTAAATGGGAAAAATTTCTCCGCACGTTTCGGTGTTCATCACTATGGGCTTCTTCCAGCTTTCAGGTTAGCATTCTTGTGGCGTGAAAACAAAATTAAGGAACTCAATGAAAAATTTGATGCTGGTTTTACTGAACTTCATGGTGTAGAATGCAAACACACTTCCACTACTTGTACAACTCCGAATTCTCCTGTATAATCAAACTCAGTGACTCAGGAACAGAACTCCAGCGAATCAGCATCCCTCGGTCTGACCTGATGAAACTTGCTCTGGTTTGCTGGGAGAGTTCGATTGATAAACTTGATACCGAAAGGGAGTAAAATGATTCTTTACCATGCTGGACTATCAAAGATCAAGAAGTTCGACTTGTCCAAAGGTTGTCACTTTGGAAGTAAAGAGTCGGCACTAGAGGCTGCTCTAAGAAAAGTTGAACTCTTTGCAGAAGCAGCAATCTACTTGCACAAGGTCAGTGTCCCTGATGAGGTCATGCGTACATATGAGACATTTGATGCAGGTTGCGAGGAAAACTGGAAATCTGTGATAGAATTCGCTGTTCTTTCTGGTCACAACTCAGTTAAATACATGAATAAGTACGAACCTAGTTCTTGCCCTAGCTTTATCCTGCTAGAAGAATTGACTGATTGTGTAGTCTTAGAATCTGTAGTCACATACAATAGCGGCGACGTTGAGCAATATTTGACTACGTGCTTTTGAAAGAGAGTGATGCACAAGTACCAACAAAAGATTTGGACAAAACAGAGTCCTCGTGATAAGATGATCAGGAACCGTACTTTCGGTGTAACCCCAGGTTGCATCCCTGATCCAAAGAAAGGTTACAAACGATTTGAACGCTGGCTTAAACGTCCTCGGAAAGCTATTGAGTTGTATTGGCGAGTACGAGGGGTTAAGACTTGGCGTGATATGCAAGGACGCAACGTGGTTGCGGCTGCTCTGTGTAATGGCTTACATTGAAGTAGCAAAAATACAACACAGTAAAAAAGATTGCACAGAGTAAAGTGCTTGTGCTATAATTCAGGTTATGCAACAGTAGCTCAGAGGTGAGAGCAGAGAAGAAGTAGGAGGAGGAATTGAAAAGAAAACAAGCAGAATACCCATACAATGATTTTTGGATTTATAAGGTTTGGCATAAACAAGAAGGAAGATGGCAAGCCAATCTGATTAGAAAATCAAACACAGATGATAGAACAACTATTTCGTATGCACGATATGTGCTGTCGGTATTTTTAGGTAGAATTTTAGATTCTAAAACCGAGCACGTAGACCACATAGACAATGATAAATCTAACGATTCAATAGAAAATCTTCAGATTCTTACCCCAGAGCAGAATAAAGAAAAACAAGAGTTATTGTACAGGTCGCTAAACCCAAAATTTATAGTGCTAGACTGCTACGTTTGTGGTGCAAAGTTTAACTACATAGCTCGAAATTTTAAATTTCACCAGAGTAAAGGAAGGTATAAGTTTTATTGTTCTAAGGATTGTGTCCATGAAAATTTACGAAACAAAACACTAGTATAGTATTTCTTTGGCCGTCTGTTCGATTCAGACTTGTTGCACCAAGTTATGCGAGTATGATGGAATAGGTAGTCATACCGGATTTAAAATCCGATGCCTTTTAGGCGTGCCAGTTCGAGTCTGGCTACTCGCACCAAGGTTTTAATGAAAGGAAATAACATGACACGATTGATTTCAATCAAAGCAGTATCTGAACTGCCAGAGGCTTTTAAGGATAAGGTATCCTTTCAAGTCGTAGATAATAACGTAGAGGCTGTAGTGATTACTCTAGGAGAAGAAACTCTACGGATTGTCGGCACTGATACCTACAGTAAAAATGTAAAGGTTCTAAAGACTCAACCTAAGAAGGAAGTCACTAAGTATAAGCTCAGTGGTATTGTTGGAGGTCTTACGATGCAACCTGAGATGTTTGATTCTGAACACGAAGCTGACGAGAAACGTAAGAGTTATGAATACAAGTTTAACTTCGGTGAAGTCGAGTTGAAGATTGAACCTGTAGTAGAATACGTAGACGAAGAAAAGATTTCCTAATCGGAAAAGAAGTTCGTGATCTTCCTTAAAATCACATTTTTAAAACTTAACTAACTCTGACAAGGAGAAAATTACAATGACACAAGAAACACAACCACAAACCATCTCTGGTGTATTTGCTTACGCAAAGATTCAAGAGCCTGCGTTTAAGTACCAGAGCACTACCGAAAAGGAATTCTCGATTGACATTATAGTAGACAAGGCGACCGCTAAGGCTTTCGGTAAGCAGTTCCCCAAGCAGAAGGGTAAACAAGTTGATAACGATGACTTTGAGGAAATCTACAAGATGCCTCCTCCATTTCCTGACCAAGACGAACAGTATGTTCTAAAGCTGAAGCGCCCTGCTCAATACAAGGACGGTAAGCCTCTTCCAGAATCTTACTGGCCGAAGGTCATGCAAAAGAAGGGCGGTAAGGCTGTTCAGATTCCTCGTGAAGTTCTGGTTGGTAATGGCTCTACTGGTAAGGTTTCGTATGATGTTAACGAGAACGATTACGGCACCTTTGCAAAGCTCAAGAACATTCTTGTTGAAGATTTGAAGGAGTACAAGAAGACTGGGGGCAGTGGTGCTGATGACTTCGGCTTGGAGCTTGAAGAACCTACTGCCGATGAGTTTGGTTCTGCTGATGATGGCGAAGGTAATGAAGTGAAGGTGCCTGCAAAGGCTGTTAAGACTTCTACGAAGGCTAGTAAGAAGAGTGCTGAACCAGAAGAATCGGACAGCCCCTTCTGATGCGATATAAAGCCCCTTAAAGGCACTTTCTAGGCCAGGTAATACCCTTGCCTACCTAGATTACTTAAAAGGGCTGGTAGAGCGTTTTAAAGCGTTCTAGGGCCTTCTATCCTCGGTTATCATAACTGGACAATGAACGAATCTTCTAAATTCGACTATACTCGTTCAAATCGAGTACCGAGGGCAGAGGGTCTTAGAACTAAAATATTTGAAAGGAGAAATCAAATGAATAAAATCTGGGTAGTAACACAACGAGGTATCCCAATCATGGCGTATAATCAATCTGAAGTAACTCCACTTGAACTGTGGGAGAAGCATTTGGGTTGTTCTGTGTTTGATGTTGAAGTTCAATAAGGAGGTTTAGATGAAATATGTAGCTAAGTTCGTAAATGGATATTGGGTTTCGTTTAACACAGAAACTTACGAGAACACACAAGTCTTTTATCTGCGTAAGGATGCAGAAGAAGCTGTGAAGAAGATGAATAGTAACCAACGAGGAGGTAAGTGATATGCAAAAGACTATCCAACGAAAGCCCATTACAGCATGGGCAGTAGAAATTGACGGAACCTTGGAGGACTTGGCTGTGATTCCTACACGAGCAATGGCACGACAAGTGCGAAATCAACTTATCAAGTACGATCCGGTGATTACAAAAGCTACGGTGCGTAAGGTTGTTCTGCAAGTTGTACCGGGGCGTTGATCATGAGTGAGATTCTCAAGACCATTCTGTTGAAAGACGAAGAAGAGGCTAAGTACTTTGCATGGGGTGATCATCAGGACTTTGACATTGTAGAAACCGTTAAGGACTATGACGCTCTTTATAAGGATTACTGTCCTGCAACTACAATTGCAAAGCATATTGAAACTGGTAAGTTCTATGCTCTTGATTGGGATTCTTATGAAAGCCACTACGGTTGTGGAGAGAACATGTTCAATGAACTTTCTGTCTATGAAGTAGAGCAACAAGAAGAAGTCCGAGTAACTAAAACATGGGTGGCAGTTTGACTAACTACGAAACATTTGTTCTGACAATTGGATATATCGCTTTCATCTTGTTCATCCTTGCTGTGATTGGTATCGGTGGTGTACTGACGGTTATTGCAGCAGGGATTGCTTTGGTGGGGTATTATCCGATTAAGGTGTTTGGCTGGCTTGATGGTAAGCTTTTAAGAAAGGAAATAAATGAAATACGTTGCTGTTATTGGTGCTTTGGTTGTGCTGCTTGGGGTTATTATTGCAGGCCCATTGTTGACCATTGCCTCGTTGAATACGTTGTTTGGTTTGAACATCGCCTATACACTAGGAACTTACTTTAGTGTTATGTGGCTTAACCTTGCTACCTTCGGTGGTTTGGGTTTGTCGATTCGTAGTTTGAAGAAGGGTTGATATGTTTACACTAAAAGATTTTGTAATTGCTTTCGAAAAGTGGGAGAATGATTACCGAGTTAATCCCACTAACTACTACACGCCAGATGAAACAGCAGGATTGGAAGTCAGTGCTGTGTCTGTCGGTCGTGCTGAATATTTTATGGATTTGTTGACTGAAAATAAGGAGTGAATGTGGAAAATCAAGAAACACAAAAGCGTACTAAGGTTGAACTGGTTGAGGCTATGCAAAAACTCTACACAGAAATCAGCTCATTGACAGAACAAATTGATGAGATTAAGGTTGAGGCAAAAGAACGATCAATGCCTTACACCCTTATGGCTAAAATTGCCAAACTTAGAGCTGAATCCAAAATTGACGATGTTCTAGACAAAAACGAAGAATTTGCAGAGCTAGTGGATGAAATCAGAGGAAATTGATAGATACACACAGGTGGATTGGCACGAAATCTTTTACTACGACGAAAGTTCAAAAAGCTGTCTCAGGTGGAAAAAAGATTTCGGCTTCTCTGGAAGAAAATGCAATAACCGAAAAGACTCTGAGGCAGGGTTCACTAACAATAAAGAACCTTTCCCTGGGAGCCATGACTATTACAAAGTAAATGTCTTGAAGAACAGGTACATGATACATAAAATTATTTGGTACATGTTCAGAGAACCTATACCAAAGAAGTTAGTAATTAATCACATAGACTGCAATCAGCTAAACAATAAACTTTCGAACTTGGAGGTTTGTTCCGAAGCAGATAACCAAAGACGGAGAAAAGAGCATAAACCGGGTAATTGCACTGTTGTGTCAAAAACCGGAATAAACGGAGTCGTTTTTCGGGACAATAAGTTTGGTGGAAGATGGATAGCTCATTGGTCTGAAGATGGGAAGGTCAGGACTAAGTCATTCTCTGTATTAAAATACGGTAAAGACGCTGAACATATGGCTAAAGAAGCCAGAAGATCAGCTATTCTGAAATTAGTTGAAAAAGGTTATGGCTACATAGTAGAATGAAAGGAGAGACTATTGAAGAAACTTTGCTTTGATTACGATGCCACTTGTTTCCGGGCTGCGGCAGCAAACCAGCAAAGGTCAATCCGTTGCTTGCACAGACCCACAGGAAACATTGAGACATTCAAGACGCGCACGGACTTCTATGGGCATTGGAAACGTAAAGAAGGAGGTTGGCTTTCTGCACATCCAGAACTCAAGCTTGAAGACTTTGACATTCAAGATGTTACTGAACCTGAGCCGGTGGAGTACGCATTAAAATCCATCAAGAGCACAATTGAAGGGATGCTTGATAAATTCGATACTAAGGATTACTACGGGTACGTAGGCGGTGACACGAACTTTCGGAAAGACATTTGTACACTGCAGCCATATAAGGGTCAAAGAACTGCGGAATTGCCTGTACACTTAGCTGCTTGTAAAGAGTATGTGATGCAGCACCACAGGGCCACTATGTCTAAGTACGTGGAAGCTGATGATTTGGTCAGCACTGACAATTACAATGCCGTCAAGAACAAACAGGACTTTGCTGCAGTGGTTCTTGACAAAGACTTCAAAGGTTGCGAAGGAAATTGGTATTTTTACTTGAATGATGATAGGCGTAAGGTCAGAGGGTTTGGCAAGCTGTGGAGAAACGGGAGCGATGTAGATGGAGTTGGTAGGATGTTCAAGTATCTTCAAATTTGCCAGGGCGACAAAAGTGACTCATATGAGCCTCATTGCTTCTCCGATAAAGAAAACGGTCCTGTCACAGCGTACAATGCGCTCAAAGATTGCAAGAACGACACAGAAGCTTTCCTTGCAATGAAGGAGCACTTTATGTACCTCTATCCTGAACCCAAAGTCATCACAAACTGGAAAGGAAACTCCTTTGAAATTGATTGGTTTTATGTCATGAACGAGATGTTTCAGTTAGCTCATCTTCAGAGATGGAAGAATGATCGAATTGACCTGAAGAGAGCTTTTAAAGGATTGGGGATTGAAATATGATTCAAATCAAAACACAAGAACTTCGTGATGCTGTGCAAGCTACTTATGAGTTCGACAAGGAACATGGTAAATGCACTGACGAAAGTACAGGACAATTTACGGGAAACTTTTACCACGAGACTTATGAGTTTGACGATAAGAGCAAGACGTATTACTTTGACTCGGGGAAGTTGTTTGCTTATGAGGATGTAGTGTGATTCGTGAGTTATACAACCCAAAAGACAAAGCTGAAGTCCGAGACTTACTGCTTAAAGAGCAAGACTATACATGTGCAATCACCGGCTTACCTTTAGACAAGAAGGAAGCTGTTTTAGAGCACCGTCATGATGATGAAATGTTTGTCCGAGGTGTAGCCAGCAGAGCAGCTAACAGTGCCTTGGGAGTACTTGAAAATGCGTTTAAACGCTATCTGCAATGGTGGTACAATGGTAGTCTTAGTGACTTCTTGAGACAGTGTGCTTCGTATCTTGAGCAACCAATTGATAGACGCTTTCGGCACGATCAGTGGTTAAAGAAGTCCGGGATTCTTTTTAATAAACTCTCAGAAGGGCAGAAGAAAGAAGTCCTTCACCTACTAGGACAACCTCAAGGTAATAACGCAACTGAGCGAAGGAAGTTGTTTCGCTCTGCTCTGATGACTCGGCAATTTAGTTATGAGCAGGTGAAAACAATGATTGAAGAAAGGAAGAAAATATGAAGTTTAAACTACAAGCAACTCACGATGACGGTACGGTTATTACTCACGAATTTGAAGAGGCTGTGTGGTATGCTGCACTAGATGGCTTCGTGAAGTTTCTACGAGGTAACGGTTATTTTGTCAGCGACAAAAGCGTAGGTATTAATCTGAAAGCAGGGCATTACTTCTATAATGAAGACGAGCCTTACCATAACATTACTTTCTTCGAACAAGAAAAGGAGTAAATTTGACGCAGCATTCACAAAGCATAAAAGACAAGATGAAAGCTCTGAGTGAATTGGGGTTTTCTTCTAGGGAAATTGCTAAACTTGTTCTTGGGTCAGAGACTAAGAAAAGTAGTGTAAATCGGGTGTTGGCTTCTGAGGGAACCACTTCTAAACCAAAAAAGGATGCAGAAGACAACTCTAGAATTCTGTTTATCTCGGATTTGCATATTCCGTTTCATCACGAGGACAGCTTTGATTTTCTTCGGCACCTGAAACAGAAGTACAATCCTACGCGAGTGATTTGCTTGGGAGATGAACTTGATAAAAACTCATTGAGCTATCATGAAAAGAATCCTGACTTGTACTCGCCAGGACATGAACTTCAAGTTAGTATTCCGTTCATTCATGAACTTGAAGAAATCTTTCCTAAGATGGACATTCTAGAATCAAATCATGGTAGCCTTGTGTGGCGTAAAGCACAAAGTAGTGGAATCCCTAAGCACTACATCAAGAGCTATCAAGATGTACTGAGTGTGGGTGATGGGTGGAGGTGGCATTTTGATATGGTTATCGACCTACCAGACGGGAGTCAGTGTTATGTGCATCATGGAAAGACTTCAGATATTGTTAAACTCAGTCAGACAATGAGTATGCACGCTGTAAGCGGTCATTTCCATGAAAAGTTCAAGATTGACTTCTGGGCTAATCCGCAAGGGTTGTACTGGGGGATGAGCGTCGGCTGTTTGATTGATGACAATGCTTTGGCTTTCAATTACAACAATGTCAATCTGAAGCGACCACTAATTGGTACAGGTCTTGTGATAGACTCTATCCCTGTGCTTGAGCCAATGATTTTGCTCCAGTCGGGACGTTGGAAAGGGCCTTAATGACCAAAGAATACATCAATGAAGTGTATAACTTTTTGTTCTACACAAACGGGGAGTGGAAACATGAAGGGTCAACTCAATATTATTGGGGAACTTTGATTCATTACCGAGACTTCATGAAAGCAAAGAGAGGTACGCTATGAAAATCAAAATAACCAAGTCAAGTAACAACCGTTCTTGGTATGATAGCCGTATCGGGGAGGTCTTTCACGTCAGACGTATCGACAGTGATTGCTATTGGGTTAAGCCCAATCCTGATGACCCTTACTCTGGTTGGAACTTTGTTCCGTTTGAGCACTGTGAAATTTATAAGGAGAAAGATTGAAAGAACTAACTTACCTATACGAGAATAGCCTACGGGCTTGTGAGATTGCCGGACAAGATAAGGAGTTTTCTTATCAGTTTCGTAAACAACAACTCTCGTACATTCAAAGCGAAGTCCAAGAACTTGCAGACGCTCTTGAGGAACTTGATCTTGTAGAAGAGCTGGACGCTTGTCAGGATATTTTGGTTACGGTGTTTGGGTATCTTCAGAAGCTAGAAGCACTAGGGGCACGAGTAGACAAGGCTATGGTAAAGACCGCTGATAATAACCTTTCCAAGTTCCCTACTACACTAGAAGAGGTTCAACAGACGCAAGAGTTCTACAAGACTGTTAAGAACAAAGAGACTGTCTTCGGTTATAATTCTGAGTACAAACGCTACGTTGTCCGGGATATGAACGGGAAGTACTTGAAGTGTAAAAGTTTTGTAGAGAATGATTTGAGCGATTGTTTTGATAAAGGAGAATGATGTTTAAACCAACATATATTACAGTAGCGTCAAATGCTGATGTTAGGTGTGGCGAGTTACTTCAACATCTCGCTGATATTCAGTACTTAAACGAAAACGGAGGTGTAGTGGTTACAGGTAAACATCAAGCCATGCCAATTGAAAATAAATCAGACATGCTCCTCCCGACAGACGCTCAAGAACGAAAGCAAATTCCGATTGTCTCTGGTGTACTTGATTACTTCCCATTGGCTATTGCTGAAGTCGCTAAGTGCTCTAAAGCGGGGAATGATCAGCATCATCCGGGAGAACCATTGTTCTGGGATAAGACGAAGAGCACTGACCACGCAGATTGTATTGGACGGCATTTGATTGACAGGGGTAAGTTCGATACAGATGGTCAAAGGCATAGTGCAAAGCTGGCTTGGCGTGCTCTTGCACTGCTTCAGTTAGAGTTGGAAGAAGAAACTAAGAAAGGAAATTAAAAATGGAAAATCAACATCGACAAATTAAAGGCTATCGGGAACTGACTCAGGTTGAGATTGATCTTATGAATGAAATTAAAACCAAAGGAGCAGAGTTGGGAGAATTGGTCAATAAACTACGCAATACAGAAGGTCTTGATCAGCGATGGGTAAGCATTGGTGCTACGGATTTTCAAACTGGTCTAATGGCGCTTACACGTAGTGTAGCTCAACCAACATTCTTTTGAAAGGAAACACTATGAAAGAGAACAACGAAGTTGTGAGCGCTAAAACTAAAGAAAACAAAATCCAAGAAGTAAAGCAAGCTATTGCAAAGGTTGCTGAGAAGAAGATCTATAAGCTAGGCGATGAAGTGAAAGCCTATGGGAAGAATTGCAAGATTGTGGAGGTGCTTGATGTTGGACGCTATCACCTGAAGAATCTACAGGAACCCTACGATAGTTTTGTTGCACTTGTGGAAGAGTTTGAGTAACATGGAAGTTGAGAACTATCCAAAGGAGTACAGTAACCATGCCCTAATCATAATGAAAGCAGCAGAACGTGGTTATTGGTTTGATTTTGAAACAAAACAAATGGTGACACCGAAAGGAACAAAGGTAACTCCAAAGACATTTGGTAAGCAGAGATACCCATGCATGACTATTAATGATGGAACAGGCATGAAGCACAATGTTTCTTTCGCAATCCATAAATTTGTAGGCTACATGATTTTTGGAGAGATTGCTTTGCGTAAAGGTGTGAATGTTAGGCATCTTGACGATAATCCTCTAAACCTCTCTAAAGAAAACATTGCAATTGGCACATCTAGGGACAATAATTTAGACAAGTCTCCCTGTGTCAGAAGTGACACGGCTAAACGAGGAAGAAGTTCCCAAGGAGTCAGGCCAGTGACCTCTGTTGTAAAAGACGATGAAGCCGAAATAATTCTTAGGAAATACCTAAAAATAAAAGGTAATTTGAAGAGAGCAAAGCAAGGTACTATTTGTGCTATAATGAAAGAGCATCCTTACACAAGAGAATGCCTTCAGTCAATTTGTAGTGGACATAGTTTTCCAGATATCTATGAACGAGTAATAAAGGAGTTTAGTTTTGAGTGATTATACAAAAGTACGCCTAGTTGGATACACACAACCTGCCGAAGAATTTAAAGATCAATTTAAATCCATTGGAGATTTGGTGGTTTTTTGCGCCAGGGTTTCAAACCCTAGTAATCAGTTCAATACTGAGACTTCAGAAAAGCTAATCAAATACCTGCTAAAGCACAAGCACTTCAGTCCTTTTGAAATGGCAAGCATTACTCTTGAGGTTGAAACAACACGAGATATTGCACGACAACTTCTTCGTCATCGCAGTTTCACATTTCAAGAATTTTCTCAGAGGTACGCCGATCCAACCAGTGATTTGAGTTTCGTTACACGACAAGCTCGATTGCAAGACCAGAAGAATCGACAGAATAGTATTGTCACGGATGATCCTCATTTACAAGTCTCTTGGGATGCTTATCAACAATCAGTAATTGATGCAGCAAAGCTGGCCTACAACTGGGCAGTAAATAATGGAATTGCAAAGGAACAAGCTCGTGTTGTACTCCCAGAAGGGAATACAAAGTCTAGGCTGTATGTCCAAGGCACTATTCGAAGCTTTATTCATTACATTGAAGTTCGTAGAGCAAATGGTACTCAATTGGAGCATATTTGGTTGGCAGAGGCTGTAAGTAAAGCAATCAGTGAAGTGTTTGCTATGGAAAATAATTAACTTGTAAAAATAAGAAGTGAGGGGTATAATAGCTATTCCCCTTCTTCTGTGAAAGGAGAAACTGTGGCACTAAACATTGCAGCCTTTGAGGCTATCAGCCTATCAGAACTAGAAACGGTGATGCCGTGGATTAATAAAGAGTGGATTGATGAAAATCCAGATACTTTTAAACAGATGCTTTACGACTGCGGTCTTGATGTATTTAATTTTCCTCTTGATGAACAATTGAATACACATCGTAATCGTTTCAACAATATCATCACTACATGGCGTTGGGTTTGTATGTCTAGGACGGATAAGAATTGGTGCGAGTCGGGTTATGCTTCGCAAGCGTCCAAGGATCGTGCAACTGGAAATCGTCTTTTGGTTGACTGTTACAGGCTTCGAGGGGAAGTAGAGAGTGAATAAGATTTAACAACAACAAAGGAAATGAATGAAGTACAATATTGAAATGGATTTTTCTCGGGATGGTTTGTTTGACGATCTTGGTAAGACTCGCCTAAAAGATTCTTACATGCGAGAGGACGAACAATCCCCGCAAGAGCGTTTTGCTTATGTATCCGCTGCGTTTGCAAGCAACCAAGAGCATGCACAACGGCTGTATGATTACGCAAGTAAGCATTGGTTGTCCTACTCTACACCCATTCTCTCGTTTGGACGTAACAAACGTGGACTTCCTGTTAGCTGCTACTTGAATCATCTAGACGACAGTGCTGAAGGTCTTGTTAATAATCTTTCAGAAACTAATTGGCTATCAATGATGGGTGGCGGTGTAGGTGTTCATTTTCAAATTCGCGGTGCTGATGACAAGTCTGTGGGTATCATGCCACATTTGAAGACTTACGATGCATCCAGTCTTGCTTATAAACAAGGTAAGACTCGTAGAGGTTCGTATGCAGCTTTCTTGGATGTGTCGCACCCTGATATTATTCAGTTTCTGGAGATGCGCAAAGCTACTGGCGATCAAAATCTGAAGGCTTTGAACTTGCATCATGGAGTCAATATTACGGATAAGTTCATGCAGATTATTGAGCAATGTATGATCAATCCAGATTATGATGACACATGGGAATTGATCCAGCCTAATACTGGAAAAGTAGTTGATACCGTTTCAGCTAAGTACTTGTGGATGAAACTTTTGGAAGTACGGATGCACACAGGTGAACCCTATATTTGGTTTATTGATCGTGCTAATGAAGGACTACCGGACTATCAAAAGAAAGCTGGCTTGAAGAATTACGGAAGTAACATCTGCGTCGAAATCAGTTTGGCTACTTCTCCTGAGCGAACAGCAGTCTGCTGCTTGAGTTCTGTCAATCTTGAATACTTTGATGAATGGAAGAACGATCCTCTCTTTTTGCAAGATATTCTTGAAATGCTAGACAACGTAATTGAGTATTTTATTCAAAATGCTCCCGATACAATCTCTCGTGCAAGGTTTAGTGCCATGCGAGAACGAAGTGTTGGTGTTGGTGCTTTAGGTTTTCATGCTTATCTTCAGAAGCATAATATTGCTTTTGAAAGTGCAATTGCTAAGTCAGTCAACATGCAAATGTTCAAGGGCATCCGTGAACGCCTTGACTTGGCTAACACTAAACTTGCAGAGGAACGTGGAAGTTGTCCAGACGCTGCTGATTATGGGGTTGTAAAGCGTTGTAGCCACGTGATGGCAATTGCGCCTAATGCTTCAAGCTCTATCATCATGGGTAACACCAGCCCAAGCATCGAGCCTTACGCAGCAAATGCTTACCGACAAGACACTTCCTCCGGGGCATACTTGAATAAGAACAAGTTTCTTGATAAGATTATCCTAGAAGAGTCAAAAGGAAAATCTGAGTCATGGTATGATGACACATGGGCTGCAATTATTGCTAATGATGGCTCTGTATCTGACTTGGAATGGATGGACGACTATACGAAGGATGTTTTCAAGACTGCACAAGAGATTGACCAGCGTTGGATTGTAGAGCACACAGCAGATAGGCAAGTATATGTTGATCAGTCAATTTCGACAAACGTATTCTTCAAACCTGACTGCAGCGTCAAATACCTTCATGCTGTGCATTTCTTGGCATGGAAGAAAGGCTTGAAGGCTCTTTACTACCTCCGTAGCGGTAAACTCCGTAAAGCGGATAAAGTTGGTAAGAAGATTGAACGTAAACGAATTGAAGATGAAATCAATATGCAAGAAATTGTAGAGGGTGATAGCTGCATTGCGTGTGAAGGTTAAAGGAGAAAAATGAAAAAGAAATTGAAGTTGACAGATAAGCGAGATTCTTTCAAGCCTTTCAGTTACCCGTGGGCGTTCGACGCATTCTTGCAATCAGAGCAAATGCACTGGCTGCACACCGAGGTTCCGATGATTGAGGATGTTAATGACTGGAAGAATAAACTGAAGCCAGAAGAGAAGGAGTTCTTGACTCACATCTTTCGATTCTTCACGCAAGGCGACATTGACGTTGCCGGGGCTTATGTAAATAACTACCTTCCAGTATTCCCTGCCCCTGAAGTACGAATGATGCTGTCCAGTTTTGCTGCTCGTGAAGCTATTCATATTGCAGCTTACTCGCATCTAATTGAAACACTTGGCATTCCTGAGACAACCTACAATGAGTTTCTTGAGTACGCTGCTATGAAGGACAAACATGATTACGTGGAGTCCTTTGTCGCTCAAACAGAAGAAACTGCTGCTCAACAGATTGCTGTATTCAGTGCTTTTACTGAAGGTATGCAACTGTTTAGCTCTTTTGTGATGTTGCTTAACTTTACTCGATTCGGTAAAATGAAAGGCATGGGTCAGATTATTGCGTGGAGCATTGCTGATGAGTCGCTACACACTGAAAGCATGATTAAGTTGTTCCGGGAGTTTGTTAAAGAAAACAAGCACATCTGGAACGACACCCTGAAGGCAGAATTGTATCGAATCGCAGAGAAGATGGTAGAGCTAGAAGACACATTTATTGATCTTGCTTTTGGAGTTAGCTCTCAAGAGGGTTTGACCAAAGAAGAGGTCAAGCAGTATATTCGTTACATTGCTGACCGACGATTGATTGCTCTTGGTCTGAAGGGTATTTTCAAGGTTAAGAAGAACCCTCTTCCTTGGGTTGATGGGATGCTTGGTGTGACACATAGCAACTTCTTTGAACAGAAGGTGGTTGATTATGCTAAGGGTTCTATGACTGGAGATTGGTCGGAGGTTTGGGCATGAAATTAGTCAAATACCAATCCGCATGGTGCCAATCCTGCAAGACTCAAACTTCTTTGCTCAATACAATTGATCTTGGAGACATTATTCTTGAACAGATTGACATTGACAATCTTGATATGCAACAATTGTCAAAAGTAAAGGTGCACGGAATTCCTACCCTAATCCTCTACGACAACCAAGGCAACGAAATAAAACGCAAGACTGGAGCTTTGACTAAAAAGCAACTTGAGGACTTTCTAGGTCTTGACAACTAAAATCTAATGCTGTAAGATGCCCAACATGACTTAACCGTTGTGTTGGGTTTTCTTTTATCTGAAAGGAGTGTATGCAATCAAAACTTGATTCGTTTATAGAAGCATGGTTGAACGTGCTTATCGGGTTCGGTATCTCCGTACTAGCTAACTTCGTAATCTTCCCTTGGGTTGGTATAAGTGCATCTACAGGGCAGATACTATGGACAGGAGCAGGAATGACCCTTGTAAGTGTAGCTCGTTCGTATTTTCTTCGTAGATGGGCTAACAAATACCTCAGTCAAGTTCGTGCTAAGATGGTAGAGTTCTTTAGAAAGGAAGTTAAATGAAAGAAGACAATTATGAAATCGCTCTTTGTAGGTTATATGATCTGACTGCATTTCTTTACGGAGGCTACTACGAACCTAAGTCTGACAGGGATAAAGACCTTGCTGACGAGCTTCATCCGATTTGGTTAAAGCACAGAGAAGAGAGGAAGTGAAATGAATAAATTTAAATACGAATTGGAAACTAAGACCGAAGGAGATACGATCACACAGACTATGTATTTCTATTCAGACATGGATGATTGTACCCAACGAGAACTGATGTACGTAAACGTCATGCAGACTCAAGACGCCTCTCAGCGTCAAGCCTTAGAGAAACTTGGGTGGACGAATCCTCATGGTAGACAAGTCAAGACTACACTGCATAAGTTTCTAGATTGGTTCAATAAACGATAGACAAAAAGAAACCCCTAGACAGCTTTATAGGCCGTTCTAGGGGTTTAGTCATTTGGGGCATACACACCCCTTAGTTTTTATTTTCAGGCTCTTGTAGGCCCGTTTAATCGGTTTTAGGGGTGTTCTCTTCAATGAACCCATCCCTAGCTTTCTTCACAGCCTCGTAGTCTCGGTAGCACTGCTGAAGAGCGATCTTCACTTCTTCTGCGTCAAAACTATATTTTGCAAGATCAGTTGCATGTCTCCTACGAAGCTCCGCGATAACTTCTTCTCGTCCAGCTTCTGAATCTCCGGGATTTCCGGTGCTACTGCCACCGCTGGTTTGACTTGGGAGGTTGCGCACCCACTCAAGCAAATTATTGTACTTAGAATTAGCAATTTGAAGTTCACGATCTTTCTCCTGTTTGTTTTTAGCAATCTGTTCTTTGAGTCTTATACTCTCGTTATTTGCTTTATCAAGAAGTTTGAACTTTTCTCTTTGGGTTTGTAGTTCAAATTCAGCGACAGCTTCTGTGACTGCCTCATGAACAAGCACTTTGTGCCAAGCAAAAAGAGAGATAAGTACGATAGCTAGAATAAGTAACTTAACTTTCGAATTAAGAAAAAACGATAGTAAAGTATTCATAGCGTCCCTCTGTTATCGTCTTTCATTTCACATCCTTCAAGCAAGTCTGCATCTCATCAACTCTACGATTATGCAAGCCCTTCACGAACTTCCCATCAGAGAAAGACCAGTTAGGAGTAGTACCGTCATATTGGTAAGCAATGAGTCTACAACCTAGATCATAATCCTTTTTGTTCCATTGCTTCATAGCTCCAGAAGTACAAGTCTTACCTACACCAAAGTTCCAAGCGTGAGATGTAGCAGCATCAAAGACACTTTGAGGAGGGAGGACTTTAAAGCATTGCGCTAAAGAGTCTTGTATCTTTGCTACTGCTTGTTCTTCTTGCTGGTTGCACATTTCTTGTGTCCACTTTTCCCCTACGACAACAGGAATTGTAGCTACGTGCTTCGTAATACCGTTGCACACAGTAGGCAGACCTTGGGCAAGTTTATCTGCATAGACTACTAGATGAGCATCAGGAGAGCCCTTAGCGGGTTCCCACCGATCTAGTAGCCCCTTCCCGCCTACAACCGCTGCACTAGCTAGAATCAAAGACCCAGCTAAGTGCGGAAAGTATTTCATTCTAGCCATATCATCTCCTCAAATCAACCCTACAGCTTTAGCAATAAAGCTAACAGCAGCTACAGCAGCCATCCAAAGAGCTTTGTAAGCTAACCCTATAATTCTACGAGTCTCTGGTTGCTCTTTCTCAATCGCATCAATTCTCCGTTCTTGCTCAATTTGATTTTTTTTGAGTTCTTCATAAGACACATAAAGAGTCATTTGCTTTTCTTCAAGCCTTACTAGACTCTTAATAGCCTCTGACATTTCTTTGTAACTATCTCGCATATCGCTACGCAAGTCAGTAACGTCATTGTGCAATGAACTAATTCGTTCAGCCACTACTTGAAGAGTAGCGTGTTCTTGTGGTGGAGTATTGTTCATGTTTAGTTTTAGTCTTTTAGATGCTGCACAAAATTTCTTCCTTGCTCGAACGACTGCTTTCTGTGCAGTTCTGCAAGGTAGGATTGATAGCAGTGCTTATCTTGCCAGAAGAAAAGTAAATCAATCAAAGGGCGAAAGAGTCTCCCGAATAATCTACCTTTCTGTTCTAGGCGATAAGCCCTACTAGAGAGGGTTTCGTCTGCATACCCTCCTAAGAGGGTATTTAAACCTTGATCAAAAGCAATCAAGTTGTTTTTGATGTAGGGTAGAACTTTCATACCGGCCACTCTAAAGGGGGAAGTAGAGGTTCAATATCTGAAAAGCCTGTGGGAGCTTCTCTTTGCCCTGCTTGGACTTCTTCAAGAATCTGATACAAAGCAGCCCAAGTAGCATCTCGGAGATTTACGGCGACTTGCCCCTCAGCAGCGAACTTTGGAATGTTGCTTGTTGCGTAAGTACAAGCGGAGAGGATTCCGTCATAATTACGAGTGCGAGCGAACTCGTCCAGTCGCTGTTGAGTGGCGTCCACGATGGACTGCTGCAACGCCTGCGCTGCTGCGGCTTGGTTGGCTTTGACTTCTTCAGTAGGCAGGGGGTACACCTCCCACTGCTGCACACCACCCACAGGGGCAGCCTCGCGCACGGCGTGAGTGGCCGGGTTGTACTGCGGGGTTGGTGCTGGCACGTAGCTGCTCACCTCGGGTGTGTCGATCTGCCCGTCTGCCGGGAAGCTCTTGCTCGGAAACAGCTTGCGCACCTGGTCGAACGTCAGGCCGAACTGGTTTTGTGCTTGGTAATACATCAGATTGGTCCTTCAAAAGCGCGGGGGTAAAAGGCGACTCCATTGCCAGCGCCCGTAGGCAAAGTTGCAGGATCAGCCAGCTTGGTAAAAGTGTCTCCGCTTCGCTTGTAGATGGTCAGGTATGGCGATGCGAGGTGAGCCACCGTCATGTAGGTGCCGTCTGCGCTGAAGGCGACTCCGTAGCCATTGTTTGTAGGCAAAGCGGCAGGGTTAGCCAGCTTGGTAAAAGTGTTTTCGCTTCGCTTGTAGATGGAGACGAATGGCGTTGTGCTGTGAGACACCGCCATGTAGGCGCCGTCTGCGCTGAAGGCGACTCCACTGCCAGCGTCCGTAGGCAAAGTTGCAGGATCAGCCAACTTAGTGAAGGTGTCTCCGCTGCGCTTGTAGATGGTCAGGTATGGCGATGTGGTGTGAGCCACAGCCATGTAGGTGCCGTCAGCAGAAAAGGCGACTCCACGGCTATTGCCCGCAGGCAGCGTTGCAGGATCAGCCAGCTTCGTAAAAGTGTTTTCGCTGCGCTTGTAGATGGTGACAAATGGAGATGTGGCGTGCGCCACAGCCATGTAGGTTCCGTCTGCGCTGAAGGCGACTCCACGGCTATGGCCCGCAGGCAGCGTTGCAGGATCAGCCAGCTTGGTAAAAGTGTCTCCGCTTCGCTTGTAGATGGTCAGGTATGGCGATGTGGTGTGAGCCACAGCCATGTAGGCGCCGTCTGCGCTGAAGGCGACTCCGTAGCCAGCGCCCGTAGGCAGTGTTGCCGGGTCACTCAACTTGGTAAAAGTGTTTTCGCTGCGCTTGTAGATGGTCAGGTATGGCGATGTGGCGTGAGACACAGCCATGTAGGTTCCGTCTGCGCTGAAGGCTACTCCGTAGCCATTGTTTGTAGGCAAAGCGGCAGGGTTAGCCAGCTTGGTGAAGTCGTCAACATCTTGCCCGTAGATCGTCGCAAATGGAGATGTGTTGTGAGCCACCGCAAGATACTTCTCAAAAGCCACTGCACTTGCCGCCGCAGCCCGTCTTAGTTTGTGCGCCAGCATCACGCATCCCCCGCCAGCCAGCCGTAGATCGTGCTTCCGACCTTCACCAGCTCAATGACCGTGTAGCCAGTCGTCAGCAGGGTTGGTGCAGTGCCGCCACCCGTCTTCCACGTAATGGACATGGACGCCCAGTTGATCGTGTAGGCGCTGCCGTCGTCCACCATCAGCGTCATGCTCTGCCCGCTGGCCCATGTGCCCGCCGTGGGCGTGGAGTTGCCCGAAAGCACCCATGTCTGGATGCTGCCGTTGGCGGGCGACAAGGCGGGTGCGGTGCCGGTGACAGCGAAGACTTCTTCGGTGTAACCATCGTTGAGAACGGCACCTGTAATTACTGCAGATGTTAAAGTTTTATTAGTTAGTGTTTCAACTCCGGTAATAGTGGCGTACCCTGAAGTAGCATGATTACCCCATCCATATGCTGTATCCCAGTCAGACTGTTTCGCCGTTGTTGGAATAGAATACCCTGCTGTATAAGTAACAGCAAGAGTTCCAGACGTTGTGATTGGAGAATTTGATACAGTTAACCCAGTAGGTACACTTAACCCAACACTGCTTACAGAACCAGCACCATCAGCCCCGTTATACACAGTAAAGGTGCTTGTAGTAGAATCGGTATATGTTATAGTGTAGGTATCTGTAGTACCCGCAGCACCTGTGCCAGAAGTTCTAGTAATAGATACAATGCCTCTACCATTGACCCCATCAACACCGTCTGTCCCGTTGGTAACTGTAAACGTCTGTGTTGTACTGTCGTTAAATGTAATTGTATAAGTGTCAACTAAGCCTACCGTGCTTGTTTTCACTACGCTACTGATGCTTTTTCCTGCTGGGCCTGCTGGCCCTTGTAACCCCATCTCACTAAGAAGCACATCTAACTGAACACCTTCAGTGATTTCCAAAGTTTGTAAGTTACTACCGTCCTGTAGAGTAACTAAGTATTCGGTAGTACTTATTTCAATTTGTTCAATACTCATTTAACCCTCAATCTTCTTTAGTTACTTCTCTGAACACCTTGACAGTTCCATATACAACAGGGATGATTCTTCCGTCTGGTTGTTCAATCTCTAAATCCCACTGGTATTGACTCTCTGGCGAATCTTCCGTATCTCCGACTTGAAGTAAAGCAGTATCGGCAGCAAGAAATTCAAAAGAAAATTTGCCAGTTGGGCCGTCTACAATCAAGCAAGTCGCAGTACAACCTGTAGTTTTACGAGTAAAAGGAGTCTTACGAATCTGAGCACGTACTATATATCCTGTAATATTTACAGGAGAGCCTGCTGAGTCTTTAAGAGTCCCCACGATAGGGCCAAAGGTTGCCCCTTGGCGAATCGTAAGATTTAGCTCTTTACCTTTGTTAATGATTTCCATAATCAGTTCCACTCCAAAATAGGCAGTTCGCTTTCAATGTCAGAGAAATCCATTGGAACTTCAATTTCTTGATTTTGAACTTTATCTAAAATACCGAAAAGTGCATACCACATTTGGTCGCGCTTCTCTAAGCAAATCTCTGCTTCTTGTTTAAACTGAGGAATACTACTTTGCAAATACCCTATGGCTGATTTAATATCATCATATCCGCGACTTCTAGCAAAGTCATCTAGGAGTTTTTGTGCAGTTTCAATAAAGGACTTCTTCTGTTGTTCTAGAAAAACTGCAGTATTTTCTGCAATCTTTTCCGGAGGCAGATTACCAACCTTATAACTACGATAAAAATAAGGGCCTTGGGAGGATTGCTTTTGCTCTACAACCCACGTTAAAACTTGAGTAAGTTTATCGTAGCTAGGGGATTCTGTTTCTACGAGAGGGAACCAACCCAGTACGCTAATATCCGCTTTTTCAGGGATACTTGCATTAGGATGATACCCGCGAATAGTCTCAATATCAGCAATCTCTTGTTTTACTGGATTCCAGTAATAAATAGTTAATTCTGTTGTCATACGTGGTTTCCAAAAAATAGACTAGAAGTAGGTTTTGTAAAATTGTCAAAATACCACTGCCAATTATTACCAGCATTAGTTGAGTTATAACTAATCCAAGTATTATCTGGGTAAGGCTGCATGTCTTTTACGTTCATATAATTGGTAGAGACAACTCCTCCTCCATTTTTACGAATAGAGGCCCTTACTCCCTCTACAGAGCTACGGACACTGATCGTTGTACTAGAATCTCCAGATATGTCTATAGAGTCAACCGAGAAATTAGCTGTCGGTTCTACTTGTAAAGTAAACGGTAAAGAACTTGCAGCCCTGTTTAATGTTGTCACTGTAGACGATCCTCCGATTTTGAAGGTTCTATTACTTACAGCCGGAGAGATTTCTAGAAAGTCTATGGTGGAGTCAGTTAAAGAATATCCGCTGTCCCCTAACTGACCAGTCAGGAAAACCTTGTTTCCTGAAAAGCTACGGAAGTTAATTTTACCTTGTGCTGCAGGAAAAGAACCCACTAGATATAGATTCTTATCCGCCCCTGTTAGTGATGCCATTGATACCGCTGCATGAGCGCCTGTAGCCGGGCCTGTAAGACTGGCTACTTTAGTATTTGCACCCAATCTAACCAAAACACCGGCCTCAAGAGACAACTTTTCTACATAACTTGTTGTCACAGGAAGAGTAAGACTTAGGTCAATCCCTGCCTTGACATTAATCTTTCTCCACAATGACGTTGAACTTAGTGTAGCATTAATACCAGCAGCAGAATCCCCAAAAATTTGAAGAGTGCCAGAATAATTTGTGAAAGTTATAGTTCCAACGATGGTTAGTTCATTCCCATAGCAGCGTAAATCTGAACTTCCTTCAAAAGCCATTGGGTCTGTTCGATTGAAAAAGAAGTCGTTGAAATTAACCGCGCCGTCAATTGTGACAACTGAACCAGATGCACCGGAGTTATTGTCAAAGAATACCCTATCGGATGACCCCGGTGCGCTAACACCCGGTGGGCCTCCAGAGGATGTTGACCAATTAGCCGTGCTTGTGCTGTTCCAAGTCCCGCTACCACCAACCCAGTATTTATCTGCCATTGAAAACTCCTTTAGACAGCATTACTACCCATTGCCCAATAGTTTGTGCCATCATACCAAAAGTTAATGATAGCACCTTTGTTTGCAAGAGCAGTCCAAGTGAAAAGTAACCATTTTACAGTAGCAGGCCATACGAAAGTCTGTGCTGTACTTGTACCATCTGACTCAATACGGAGTTGCAAGTGACAAGGGCCTGGGGGTGCTGTGAATGTATAAGTAATAGACCCCGTAGGCTCTACTTGCCTGTAGTTTTGCGCGGCACTCCAGTCCACAGAGATGGCTCCTGAAGGATTGTTCAGAACACCCTCTCCAGTAAAAGAAAGGGTCTTTACGTTTGTCAAAGCAGCATTAGCAAGGTTAGTGCTTAGAACAGGGATGTCACCTGAACCCATCAGGCTCACGCCGCCTACCGTCTTAATGTTTGTACCAGATACAAGAGAGGGCTGGACTCCGGTTAAAGTATTGTCGGAGTAAGAGATTGTCTTGTTAGTCAGGGTTACAGTATTGTCGGCTGTAATATTACCCGGTATACCTTCATTTACATAAAGTTGAATTTGATTTGTATCTTCATTAATAATCAAAGTAGTCATTTAATCCACCTTTGTAACTTCACGGAATACTTGAGCTTTTCCGTACAATAAAGGAAGAACCCTGCCATCAGACAGTTCCACTTCCATGTCCCACACGTACTGTGATTCAGCGTCTGCTTCAGAATCACCAGCTACGAGAACTGTTGTACTATCTGCATCTACGCTCCAGTTGACAACACCCTCAAGAGGTGTTGCAATATCAAACGTAAACGTAACCCCAGCCAATGCAGGGGCTTCTGGTTTTCTACGAATTTCTGCACGAAAAACAGCAGACGTAAGATTCACATCTAATCCATCCGCTGTCATTACCTTCATGTTGAAAGGGCCAAGTGTAGCCCCTTGTCTAATTAGCAGATCAAGTTCTGCCCCTTTTGTGCCTAGTTGTGGCATATAATCTCCTATTTATTAAACGACTAAACCTTGAACTTCGATATCAAGCATTGAGTATGTGGGGTAACTGATAACAATGTTGAAATCTTTAAAAGCACCAAAGATAATTGAACCGTTGGAATACTCAGCAGCATCCGTTCCAATCCATGCTGTTGGTTCTGCTAATACACTTTGAAGTGTTTCGACAACCCTGTTATAATCTTTGTTCTCTACATAAACACTACAGCTCATGGTTTTACTGAAACCTCGCTTTACAAAGGTTGTTACACCGAACTCATTAGTCTCCTTCTTGGAGTAGTCAATGATTCCAGTACGAATTCCATAAGCGGTTTTTCCAAGATTTTGCAATTTACCAAACAGCAGTTCTCCGATGCTTACTTTTAACGATGGTTCAATGACTTGTCCTGAAAACATATCCACTCCGTTATGAAGGCGTAGTGACACGGTACAACTGTAAACAGATAGAACAAAATACCTACTCAAGAACTCATAAATATCGTCCACTACGCCGGTATTGGCTAAAGAACCTGAGTAGGTATCTCCTTTTACTACTTTTGTAAATACTCCTGCGCTAGTTGATACAGACACAACTAGTTCAGCAACTTTTGCGGAGACTTCTACAATTGCAGCAGAGTCAAAGAATGTTCCGAAAGAACCTGGGACTTCCTCTAGAAAATCTGTAGGGTCATCTATCTTTGTAGTGTAAGAAAAATAAGCACCTAAAGAACCTTGTTCAATAACAGATGTTGAGTTTTCTTTTCTGTCAATAAGAGCTACACTATTAATGCTTTGAACTTTAACCCAAGCAGTACTTGATACAGAGGGTGCGTTCCCTATATTACTGTCAGATGTACTTGACCATCGGAAGAAATCCTTGGTGACAATATCCCCTGAAGAATACGTAACTGTCCCGTCCCACGCAGAGTACGGCTCCGTAAAAGTTGACCAAATCAGTCCACTAGAAGTTACTTCATCTGCTGCACGTACTGCTGGGCTAGAGGTTGTAGGTATCCAAGATGTAGGTCTTGTCATACGAGTCAATACAACTTCGTCAGTCTCTGCACCTGACCCTATAGTGAAGATGGGAACACCTTCAAGATTCGCGGCATACACTTGTCCAGTGACTACAACATCCAAAATACTTGCTCGGGTAGGGAAGGTTTTATAGGCGGGCTTGCCGTCTGTATTATTCCTTCCAGTTAATGAGTAAGAAAACCCCCCGCCTGTTACCGTTACACTTCCTGTTCCATAGAAAGACAGTGTAAGATAAGCAGGCCCGCCGTCAATCGCAACAGTCTGAGATAGTACGTTTATCGGCGTGCCACTCCCAGGGGTAAGATTACTTGCAGTATTTCGTAAGTAGTTCACCCTAGACGGTTCAATCAACACGCCATTTAAAGTAGACATTCCCGACGAGTCCATGAAGTAATCAAAACGAAGTTCATTAGAACCTACTATTTTAAAAATACCATCAGTCCCTCTAGTGCTTGCAATTGAAGCTCTTGAGTAAGTAATTGGATTTAAATTGAGCGGTTGCGGTAAAATAATATCCATAAGTTATCCTTCATTTCTTGTAGCAAGTGCATCTCCTTCTGGCGTTACACGTTCTAAAATTTTCGCTGTCTTAGCATTATGTGCAACATCAGCACGGACTTCAGCGCGGAGCATCGTCAGTTCAGTAACCACAGCACTCAGAAGGTCAGCAAGACCTGAAGAACCTGCTGCATTAGCAGAAGATACCGACGAGACTACAGGTGCGCTTAATGCCGGAGTACCCATTAAGGAACTGGTTCCGCTGAAGGTTGCACCACTTGCTTTCGCGGTATTGTAGGATTGCTCTAGACTATTAGCCAGCACAGACCGCTGATAAGCATACTGCACTGCACTTGTAGCTGTGTTCTTGTAGTACTCATCAAGTAGTTTAGACGTGTCACCAAGAGAATTAAAGGCATTAGCGTCTCCACCACGAGCGAGAGTAGTTAACCTATCAAACTCAGCAATCAGTGCTTGAGGGCTGTTACCTGAAGTATCAGTATAACCACGTAAACGATTGATTTCATCAACGATGGAAGAGCTAAGTTTTTCGACACTCTCAGCAGCATCTTCCAGCGCCTTGATCTGTGCGCGTAGGGCTGTGTTGTAGTCGTAGACTGCAATCTCAGCTTCTGTAAACCCTTGGGTATCTAATGCACGTTGTGCTGCATTAGCACCAGCGGTATCACCTTTAGCACGAAGCAGTTCAATCTCTAGGTTCGCGGTGTCTTCCTTGAGACTCTTCATTGTCTCGGAAAAAGTATTGAATAACTCATTCAGAGGATTCTGCAGAGCCATCAAGTTCTTGAACATCTCCCTACCAGCTTCTGTAGTCAAGTCTTGACTTTCTACGATTTGCCTGAAAGCATCTCTAGTAGATGGAAGTTCAAGATTGTACTCACCGAAAGCCTTAGTCAACTGACGAACCATCGTTTCTTGTTTTTCAGCTTCCGTATAGAAGTTCTGATAGTAAGACGAGGCACTAGCTGTAAATGTTTCAAGATTACCGAACAAGTCCACTAGCTTGCTAGCCATATCACCGCCGACAAGACTTGCGTCATACAAGGTGTAACCTAGAGTATCAAAAGCTGTGTTAACAGAAGACAAGCTACCTGCAAGTCTAGTAAGGGTGTCAATTGCTTTTTCGCCTTCTCTTGCAAAAGGACTAGCAGTATAAGAAACTTCTTCAACAACTCTTGTTATATTTTCAAAAGACGTTCCTTCTCCACTTCCTGATATCGACTCAATGACATCAGTTACTTCTTTGGTAGTTTTGCTCCATGTGCCTAAGATTTGCTCTGCCATTTCATTATTGGCAGTAGCAAGAGCTTCTTGAATCTTACCTTGAATTTCTTCTTCTTGGAGTCCTTGAAAACTGATCTTAAAAGTTGTACTGAAATCTTTTAGTTTATCTGTATTTAATCCTAGAACAGTACCTAGTGTACCTACCTGAGTAATCATTTGCGTGAAAGCAGTGCCCAGCGTCTTAGCCAGGGCTGCATCCATTTCACTCGTCTTAGTCTTATCAGAACGGAACCACCCACCTTTGTAGAATTGGTAAGATTCTCCTGAGAAGCCGCCTTGAGTTCCAAACGTCCCTTGAATCCCGGAGTCTGCTAGTTTACGTCCAAACGCACGATTAACCACCCCCCCAATAACACCTGCAATTGGGCCTAAAAAGGCGCTGGAAACACCAGCCAACACGTTAACAGTATTCCCTCCTGTGGTGTAACCCCCAGAAATAGCAGAACTAATCCCATAGCCAGCCAGACCAGAACCAATCATCCCCGCCGCTGTTCCAATATTCTGACCCAACGATGTTAGTTGACCTCCTTCGGGAACGTAGGCAGAAGGATTGTTACCGACGATAGCAGTAGAGTTAGACAAGCCTAAAGATTGCCCAACAGAACTACCGGCAAACTTAGAGAAAGCATTTGAAATTCCAGTTGCTATTCCTCCGTTTAATGCACTAAAGCCATTTGAAATAACGCCAAAAACATTCCCTCCTCCGTTAGACGTACTACTACTACCAGAGGAACCAAACCCAAGAGCACCTGCAACAGTACCCATAATTGGATTAATGAAAGCGTCAATAGAAAGAGTGATTCTCTTGCGTAACTCGGTTTTTAGATAGTCCTTGATCTTACTAGAACCAGCCTTACCACCATCGAACAATGCAGCCGTAATACTTTCAGAGACGGTGGACTTAATCTTCTTGAATTCGGCATCGTAATCTTCCGCAGCCTGTACAGCTACTTCGCGGTTGATTGCCTTTTCTTGTTCTGCTGCATCCTTACGGGCTTGAACTTGAGCATCAATCAAATACCGATAGTCGCTCTCTGGTAAACCCTTCTTTTTAGCCTTATCAATATCTGCTTCAATGTCTCGCAATTGCTTTGCAAGTTTGATACGAACGTCAGCAATCTTATTAGCACGATTGTACTCAGTAGAAAGAGCCTTCTGTTCTTCAGTCGTTTTACCGAGCAAAGAAATTCTATAATCCAAGGATTCATTTTCTTTGAGTGTCGCTGCTTGAGATGCAATACTATCTTCGTTGAACTTACGTGCAGCGGAATTAACATCCTCAAGAGCCTTCTCGTAATCTTTCCAAGCTGGAGTAGCCACGAAGATAGCACGAGTTAGTTCTTCGATTTCCTCCCTAGACTTACCTAGCAAGGCTGCGTCTTTCTCCATGTTAGCCATGTCAGTGTAATACTGCCGACCAATACCGGAGGATTTACCTAGTAGTCTAAGCAGGCGCTCTTCAGCATCAGACTGTGCGTTTGTAAGTGCAATCTGTTGTTCTTTGCCTGCGTTAGCAGCCATTGTGCTAAGATATGCTTCTTGTTGAACTTTCGATAGTTTCAGAAATCGTGGATCGTTAACAGCTTCAAGAAGTTTTACTTGCGATGCTGTTAAAGACTTGGTAGCATCTTCCGCTTTAATAGAGGAAGCAGTTGCTTCGCGCATTAGGGTTGCGAAGTAGTTTTCGGATGGGTCTTTTTTAGTTTTCTCTTCTCCGAGAATAATCTTCTTCCAACCTGCAAGAGCTTTATCGGCTTCAATCTGACTTACAGTTCCCGCAAGCACATCCTTTTGCATTTCAAGTTCTTTAGCCTTATACTTATCAGTTTTACTGATACTTTTATCTAAGGCTTGATCATTTTCCTTACGCCACTTTGCGTACTGAGAATTTTGTTGTTTGCTTTGGTTGAAAGACTTTTGCTCTACACTAGTACGATTCAGGATTGCATCAACGTACTTCTTTTGCTCTTCAGCAGCAGAGGCTGCATCGGCTTTCATCATACGACCAATCTCAGCGGCACCGGAAAAATCACCTTGCATTACTGCTGCAATCTGAGCACCAATGCCACCGATTTCTTTACCCACTCCTTTAATCGTAAACCATACTTCAGAGATTACAACAGCAACAGTTTCCCATACGGTACGCAATGCTCCGACAACAGCGTTAGACGTGGTAAGATCATAAATCTCTTGCTTTACGCTGCCAATAGCTGATTTGATATCGTTCCAAAGAACTTCAATAGGTGACCAATTATCTCGTACTTCGGCAGCTACCTGTGCGTTAGCAGAAGCAAGAGCAAGAGTAGCTACACGTGCAGCTTCAGTTTTATCTCCCTGTTGTTCAAGTGCATAGGCATAATCAAGCGTGGCTTTGTCAACAAGGCCGGTTTTCTGAGCAATTTCGGTGAGCGCTTTAGCGGGTTCTTCTTGTAGTTTAGCAAATTGCTTTGCTGTCTCTTCAATACTAATACCAGCCGTCTTTTCTAAGTCAATTGCAGATTTTGTAATAAGTTCAAGAGACTCTTTTCCGATGTTTCCTGCTTTTGCAATTTCGGTAATTGCAGCAACTGCTTTGAGTGTTCCTACCCCGAGAGAAGTCATTCCTTCTGCAGCAGCGATAGCCTCTGTTTTAGAGATGTCCAGAGCACCACCAGAAGTGGCAAGAGCATTGGTCAATTCAGCCTCTGCTTGAATAATCTTCTTGTATTCAAGGCCAAGCAGAATCATCCCCGCAATCATTGCAGCAATACCTGTAGCAGCAACAGCAGAGAACGTCTTACCTATTTTATCAAGAGATGCAATATATTTGAAATTAGCTTCACCACCAGAAACAATTGCTCGTTTAGCAATCTCCATTGCTGCCGTAATACCGGTTACATTTCCTACAAAACGGGTGACAGCACTTCCAGCAGACATGAAAGATTCAAAAACAAGGCTAGTAAGCCCTTTTGCAACGGTAGCAATTGCCGGAATCATGCTGGCAAAAGCTTCCCTCATCGCCTTTCCTAAGTTGGCAGCTTCAATTCCAGAAAGATTGAAAAGGTCAACCATTTGACCCGATTGCTGCAACAAGACAGTGAGGGGAGCTTGACCAGAATAAAGTGAAACAGCAATATCGGTAAACTGAGGTTGAAGTGCTCTAGCCAAGTGCTGTGCTCTGCGCTTTTCTTCTAGTCCTGCTACTTGTGTCAGTTGAGCTTTATATGTCGCCAACTTAGCTGTTGCTGCATCTTGAGAGATTCCAGATTTACGCAAAGCTGCTTCATACTTCACAAGCGAATCAGTCCCAGCCTTATCTAACGCAACATTTGACGTATTCAGCGCAGCGGCCATCTTAGCTTCTGCTTGCGTTAGATAGTTTGTAGCAGAGACAACACCCTTGCGTTGCTTCTCAACTGCAGCCAGTGCAGAGGTGGCACGATTAACAGCATTAGCTTCTTCTACAAATCGTTGCTTATAAATAGCTTGTTCTTTAGTAATCTCTTGGTAGGATTTGCCTTGATGTTGTAATCTAATATTCAAACGATCCAAGTCATTGCTTAGTTCCTTGGCTTGTTTTGAAGTAAGATTCAAGCCATTGTTCAAGAAACCTTGAGCACTACTAGCTTCCTTCGCGGATTTAACCATACGGTCAAGTCCAGTTTCAGTTTGGTCAAAGGTGTTCTTACTAAACTGCCGAATGTCCGTCAGAACCTGTTTAAGTTGATCTGATAATTGACCAGTGGCCTTAGCCATTGCAAGAACTTTAGCATCACCCTTAGAGAAGCCTTCCAAAATGAAATCATAAGTATCATTTTGGAGTTGCAGCATATCTGCGTTTTTCTTAATCGCAGTAGAAGCACGTTCAGTGGCTTTAGTTTTTCTTTCAATTGCGGCCGCTGCTTGTTGGTCAGCTTTGTCTGCTGTAATAGTACTCTTCAGGCGGGTATCCTGAGCTTTAGCATTGTCAAGATTAGCCTTAGCCGAATCTTTGGCTGCACGTGCTAAAGTAGCTTCAGTTTGTGCAGCGGTTCTAGCTGCTTTATCGAGTTTTCCTACGTTGGTTACGAGTTCACCGATGGCCTTACCTGCACGGTCAAGCTCTGTGGTATCCACGGCAAATTTAATAGCTGACAAGTCCATTTTTCTTTTCCTTATTTATCAGTCACTCTTTTTGAATGAATCTTCTGTAAAAATTCAATTAAAAAGAAGGCCCCGAAGGGCCAGTCTTTACTTCTTTTTGTTTTGCTGAATAGTCTTTTGACGTTCTTTTTCTTGCTGCTTCTGATAATGCTTTATAGCTACGCTATCAAACATTTCAATTATCTCTATCTCATAAGGCTCTGGCTCAATGCCTAGAAGGTCAAAGAAAGATCGCATCTCAGAGTAGGGTATAGCAGAAACCCCCATACCTGAAGGTCTACGATTAGAAAGCCTCGTAAACCAATGCCAATATTCGGCCATGCAATCAGGCAGTTCTACGAGTTCTTCTAGCTCTTTAGGAGTTCTCTTTAGTTGCCTCTGTACATTCAAGAGGTTTTCTTTGAGGGTTCTCCCATCGGCCTGAATCTCCGACATTTGGAACTGCTGTTCAGCATAAAGTAAAGCTTGATCTAAATCTTCAAGAAGGAAAGTTCTCGGATTCCTTACTGACCTCCATTACCTGATCACGAATCCATTCATACTCCTCAAACAGCTCAGCAGCCTTTTCAACACTGAAGGGAAGATCAACTCCGTCCTTCTTGATGTTTCGCCAGCTAATCACCCGCATCGCTGCCGCTTCATTCAGGTCTTCAATATAATCCTCAACCAAACGAACCTTAGTGTCTTTGTTACCCCGCTTGGCATTGATAGCTTCTGCTTTGAGTTGTTGGTTGATTTGCTTACGTTGATATTCAACCACCACCTTAGAGCGTTCACCACGAACAGTAATAAAGCCGTCAAGCCCTTCTCCCGTATCAGGGTGGGTTACTTCAAATTCAAAACCGTTTTCAGCCGCTTGTGCGAGATTGTACTTAGAGATATCCATGTTATAATTTCCTTTCTTAGTTGTAAACAAACAAAAGCCCTCGGCTTGAAAGCGAAGGGCTTAGGTGAATAGCCTTTATTGCTAACTCAGTACCTATTATAGCACACAATCTGTGATTTTACAAGAGAATTATTCAGGTTGTTGTGGAGAAAGCGACCAGCCTTTATGCTTTTTCTTGGCCTTTTTGCAGAAGAGTATCCTGCACGTAATATTGTACGCAATTTCAAATTCCCTTCGAGTACCAACGAACACATCCCCGGACTCGTGGACGAACTTATACTCAGTCTTATCTTGTCCCCTTCTGAAAGCAACGTCCGCGTTTCTTTCCAAAGCCCACCCTTTAGTTTGCAGAAAACTTTTACAAGCAAACAGAGGCTTTACACAAATTCCAATTTCTTCTTTCATTTGTTTGCGTGTTCCTGTAAATTTCACTCCTGTGGAGTGCACAAATGTATAGATATTTAAATCAGAAGGTGAAATTGCTTTGGCTGCATCAAAATTATCTTTAAGGCACCAATAATTAGCGCTCAAATAATTTCTTTCTGAGAAGAGTTGATTAACGTTTATACCGAACTTCTTTTTAAACTCCGACCGTGTTCCTATAAACTCTTCTTCAGTTATTAAGTTTTTAAAAGCATATTTCACCGTGTCGGCATTTACGTTTAGGTCGCCAGCTTGCGGGTTCCTTAACAAGTCGATGCCAACCTCATCTACTACAGCACTTAACGCCCAATTGCGACAAGTCTTATTCCCACTAAAGAGAGGTTTTAATGTGAATCCGTATTTTGTTTCAAACTCAACTCTTTTTCCTGTGAAAATTTCACAAGTTTCGATGTTTGTGAAAGAATACACCTCATTGTCCAGATTTGATGCGTTTATCCCTTTCTGGTCAAGTCGTATATCTCCTGAAACAAACCTGTCAGTCAGTGCCCATCCCATTGAAACATTGCACTCTTTTCGCACAAGCGACCCGGCATCACAACCTATTTTATCACTCAACTCACTTCGTAATCCAACAAAAACTTCCAGTGTATTTACATTTGTGATTGAATATTTAGTTTTATCAGATACAGGATTATAAATGCCCTTGTAGTTGTTTATTTTAGCCTGCATTGAAAACTCCGTTTGGTTTTCAATTACAACCCAGTCATAACTACTACCATTGGAAGTGCAAATCGTATTAACTAATACTTCAGGATGAATCTGTCGAAATTGGTACCTTGTTGCTGAGACTTCCTCTCCAGTCTTCAAGTTTTTAAAAGTCCAAACTGTTTTGTCTTTATTAGGTGCGTCCTCTCTTTGCATAATTTTCCTACGAAAATCTATGAACTCCTGAGACGGAACCCACCCTCCTGTCCCCTCACCACCGTCTGAGAGATTTACAAGAGTACCCAGACCGAGTTGACGCCTACCGTAATATGCAATCAAATCTCTTTCCAACTCAAAAGCGTACCACTCCTGCAAATTATTCGAGTGGATTTCAACGTCATATCCGTGTTTATTGACTACCTTCTTCCAAAACTCATTTCGTCCTTCTTTCTTCCACGCCCTATCCCCGCTACCTTTGCCTACATAAAATACTTCCCCGTTCGTTTTCTTTTTGTGCAAATAAACGTAAAAATCCAAAACAAAACTCCTTTCAGAAATGAAAAATCCCCCTGAGCCGTTAAGCAATAGGGGGATTATAGCACAATTTTAGAGTTTACACAATAGTCGTATCTTGGATGAGGACTGTACTTGGTACAAGACCTGAAGTTGTAACACTGTTCTGAAGAGCTTGAAAGTCCATGGACTGCACCAACCCGAGTTCCGCGTCGGTTTTGCTCGCTGAGTTGACCAAAACTTTTGGAAGCGCGAAGGAGAGTACGTCTGCATCTTTTTCTTCTCCGGTAGTCAGTGCAACAACAACGCTGATGTGTGCTTCGTCGTCAAAGTAATCACGGAAAGCGTTATCGGTGAAGTAAACGCTCATATTCCCTGTTGCATTAATTCGACCGACAAAAATATCAGCATTAAGGTTAGAACCAACAACAGTAGCCATTTCCTGATTACGTTCAATGTTCAAAGACATTGATGTAATGAGCGCGGCAGGTGTTCCGTTAATTACAACGGCACCCGACACCGATGCCATTACCGGATCGGTAGTAATACTTGCGGGGCTTGTAAAATACTGACTTGTACCAGTCTGTGCAAGGTCGCGCCCCATGAAGGAAAAACTTGCATTAACTAGGCCCGTACTCGGCAAATCCAAACTCATGCTAGATGGTTTCAGGCCAACTGCTAATTCCGACTGTGAAATGTCGGCATACCAAGATTCTACCGTAAAACTCTGGTCTGTATGCCCAGTAGAGGGTACATATGTCTGTTGCCCCACGATAGCCATCCCGGCGCTGGCGATAGGCCCTTCGGCTACAAGAGGGGTGGCAGACAACTGCACTACTGTAGCCACAAGAGCAGTCAAACCTACCACGAGTAGATTATTACCTACGTTGGCAGGTGCAAAACCAGCGCCAGACAAGCGAACAACGTTACCCACATAAAAACCATCAGCCAACCAGCTACCAGCAGCACGAGTGATGGTATAGAAAGAACCGGAAGCGGCGACTGTAAGAGAAGCCCCGGTTGTAGAACCACCAGCAGTAAAATCACGGGCTAGAATTGCCTCCATGAACTCAGAATAAGTACCGGGAGAGAGTTCAGCAGACAAAGAACCCTCTACGCTGCGTACCCCGTGTCGCATTGTTACAGTTTGAAACGAAGGATTGATTTCCTCGGACTGATAGCTTTCCTTAACAAGATTAAAATCAGCAGTAACCCGACGAAGTTGTTGACCACCAGTATTACCGGCAGGAACACCCCACGAAGTTTCACGTTTGAAGGACAGAACCTTCGATACACCACGAGCAATTGGCATAGTATTTCCTTATTTATTATTAATTTGCAAATTAATTATTATTGTTTACGCCCGGTGGCGCGCTTATTAATTCTCGTACACATCTACAGTTAGTGGAATAAGTACTGGAACAATAACTCTGTCGCCAGCAACGGTTGCACCGGCAATTTGAGGAGTCCGTAGAATAATCATACGAACTCCATCCTCTACTAATGTAAGACCCTTATGAAACAAATCCCGAAGAGCCTGTGCTCTAGTAATTGCTCCAGTAGTTCCTACATCTAACTTATCAGCTACAAAAATCTGAACTTGAATATTCTCTCTGTGATAATAATTACCAAAGGTAGGATCAGTTGGAGGATTGACAACAAACTGCAATCTCTGGTACATTCCTGTAGGCGCTGTAAAAGGAGTTGCTTCAAGTGCCGTTGGTAGCTGCGGAGACAAAGTAAGAAGGTGACGCCTTACCGCTTTTTCAGCTTTAATAATTGACATTCTTATCCTTCTTTATACAATCTAGGTAAATCAACTTTGTATGTCTGCATAATACTGTCCAAAGTGGGTTGCATAATACCTAAGTTGTTTGTTTGTTTACTTGAATTATTCTCTAGCAATCTAATATAATAACCAGTATTACCGATATACAAAGTATCACCAAGTTTATAACTACCTAGATCAGCTTTGATTAAATTCAGGGCTTCACCAGCAGAATAAACCTGTTGAATACTGAATTGTCCAGTTTCGTTTACTTGCCACGAACCGCGTGCCCATCCAGCTTCAGGCTTTAGACCACTACCATCTGTAAGACGCCTTTGGTATAGGTCGAAGTATTCTTCAGCATCACCTAAAGGAGTATTCTCAATAGCAGTCTTTGAGATGATGTAAGAAAACTCCCTTACCATGTGTGTAAGTTTGCGGACTGTCTCTTGATGATACGCTTTAAGCTCTTCTATTACTTTAGACACGTCCGCAGAAATCATTATCCTTTTACTCCGATTAGTTTGTAGAGGATAGTCTTTCCGTGAGCTGTAAAAGATTGAAAAGAGTTAATCCTATACACGTCTCCCAAATAGGTAATTTCGTCAGATGGTTTTGGTGTAAAGGAAAGACCCTCTGCTGCCATATAAAACTGCACAACTGACTTTCCAACAAGCGTAGGGAAGTTCCATTGATTGACTTGCAAAGGTTCTGGGTAGATTCTTAGAGTGACGCTCGTTATAACCTCTGTAACGGTACCTTCAATGGAATCTACGGTTCGGGTAATGGTTGAGTAAGGTAAATCCATTCCGTGACGTTGTAGAGCCCTTTTGGTTGATCCTACGGCCCAATCCATTAGAATCTCCAACCTAGTGTGAAAGGTCCGGTTTGATACAGAGGGTCAGTCTTACCGGGATTCTCTACGATGTTGTTATCTGGATTGGCTGCGTTTGCTTCCATGTCCGAGATAGAGACACCGCCAAAGTATCCTTGTAAGTTATTATACAGGGGGTTTAACTGAGGATTCTTAATGTACAGCTCAAGAGCAAGACGATATTGTTCAGCGGCCTTTGACCCGCGTACCGAAAAGATGCTTACAGTTTCATCTGTTTGTTGTGAGAGCTTCAGAAGAATAATTCTTGCTGCGTCTACTGATGCTCTAATAATAGAGTTATTATTCTTTTCAAGCAGATAGGTATATTCATCATCTACCAGCAGTGGAAAGCCGGGGTCTAAATCGGCTACTTCAATTCGTACTTTTTGAATGTCTGTGTAAGCCACTTCGACTCCTTTGTTGTTATAGTTCTTTCAAAAGCCCCTAGTTTTACAAAGAGTTTTGAGAGAAGGAGGCGAAGCCTCCGTTCTTTATTTGCCATGCCTCAAGGTATATCCAGCACCCTCTTCATTTAATAGTCTGATTTGCTCATTGCGCCAGTTACAGGCTTGGATAAAGGCTTCATCATTTCCTAGTTTTGAAATGGAGAAATATTTATTGATTAGTTTTCCTTGTGAATTACAGTACTGTGCTCGCCAATAAGTGCAAGCAGTATTTTTAGATGTTTGTAACCCTACCCCAGTAACACCACTACTATTATTACTTAACTTTTGTGTGTTCTTAGTGTTCTCAGCTTGAGTAATCATCCTAAGATTTGCGATGTTGTTATTTAAAGGGTCGCCGTCAAGGTGGTCTATTACAAAACCATCGGGAATTTGGCCATAAAACAACTGCCAAATGATTCTATGCACACTTACGTTTCTGTTTTTAAATTTAATTGCCCAGTAACGATCCCCATTTGATCGGGTCGCCCGAGTTCCACAATATCCAAGTTTCCCATGTCGAGAACCATTGCCTCCCAAAACTCCAAGAATTCTTGTCAGTCCGCTTGGGGAGTTTTGGTCATACTTAAAATACTCTGAAAAATCCTCAAATTTAATAGGGACGAGTGTGATTTTATTTACCAAATCACTAAGGGATGTTATTAAACTATCCTCGATCTTTAACGCATCTTTTTCAGACAGATTTTCGCAATATATTTCAGTTGTATAACCTTTACTTGATAACTCGTGCCAGCTTTTACTCCTGTGCGACTTATCCCATGCTCTTTTACATCGTCCTTTTCCAACATAAAACACCCTGCCATCTAGTGTCTTATGCAAATAAACATAATAGTCGTTTTTCATTTTATTATTCCTCATCAAGAAATACATCACAATAAAAACAATAGACAGGACGGTGATGAGTCGTCTTTTCGGGGATCAACCTAGTCTATGCTATCTAGAATTAACTTTATTACAACCATCTGAAGTTATCAAAAGGTTCTAATAAAAGGACTCCGAAGAGTCCGATTATTTAGGCTTACAGAGCAGCCTTGGAACCGCCACTGACAAAAGACGGACGACGCATGACGTTAATCATGTTCATCTCAGCTTCTAGGGTAACTTGAGTTCCGCGTGGGTCTTCAAAGGTCCACAGGTAAGTCCGTTCGGCTACAGTGTTGACGTAATTGAAGCGGTTAGGTGGGCCGTAGTAGGTCATGAAGGCACCGTCGCCGTCATCAGCGATAAACACGCATTTATCGGTATCAACCAGAGGAGTACCGTCGATGCTTTGAGTTACTTCAATCCACTCGATATTGCTAAAGGTGAAGCGACGATACAGAGCCATGCCACCTGCGCGATCACGCGAGATTTGCTGAGGTGCAGCCACTGCATACAGGTTGTAAGCAGCTTGAACCTTCGGATGAGCAATGAAAGCAGAGAAGAAACCGGGAGAGCAATATGCTACCACACGTTGAATTTCTTGACCTTCGGTAGCTTGCGATTGGAAGTTAGAAATAACTTGCTGGCACTTGTCGATAATGTCAGTCGTAGCCGTAGCCAGATCGAAATTAACGTTTTGGCGAGTAATGCCGAAATCCGTATAGAAGTTGCCTGCAATAGTACCGTTTGGTGCCCAGATATCACCGTTAGCAACAGTACGGAAACGTGCAAAGTTAATAGTACGGTCGTAGGACTTACGAATACGTTCCATCTTCACCATCAGGGCACGATCCTTGCTATCCAGTTCAGGAGACAGAGCACCAGGACGCAGCACGGTAGCAATGTCTTGAGGAAGCAGGGCGTCCATGAAAGGGTGATGCGACATTGGGTAGCTGTGCAGCTTACGCAGGTCGTTACCAGTGGTTTGAGGAGCAGCGCCAGGAACTTGATCCTTGACGATAAAGAGGTGACCTCCACGCTCTTCAAAAGTAACAGTACGGGTCGCGAGGAATTCCTCGTTCCACATGCCGGAATCATTCATAAGGGTCCAGTTTTGGGGTAGTACCAGAATCTCGTTAGTACGGTCTACTACCTCGAAATTACTTGTTGGGGAGTTATACAGAGCCATTTTTAATCCTTATATTTATTATTCGTTAACCTTAGATCGTATCCAGGCACTGAATACCGAGGTCTTCCAGCGATGCGTATACAGCAGCCTTTTCAGCGGCGGTGTCATATGTAGCATCCAGAACCAAACCATTCTTGCTCACGCCCATTGGGCCACGGAAGTAAACCAGAACTTGCGTATCGGTAGTACCAGCAATGGTCTTAGCAGCAGCAACGATAGCAGCAGCTACAGCAGAGCCATCAACAGCAGTCTGAACCGCACGCTTGAACTTGCCATCAGCAGTTACCTTGCCAAGAACTGTCCCAATTGCCAGAGTACCGGCGGTATCATTAACCGTCACCAGCTTCTTGCAGTAAGCATAGTCAGCACCATATTCGTGCTTGACAACGTTAGAAATCGTGTGAAGCGAAGTAGAAATTACACTCATCTTATTCTCCTAATTATTATTGTTTTGCTTGATGACGAGCCTTCAGAGCCTTCATCAGTTTGGTTTCACCGGGCTTGTCTTCAGCAGCTTCAGCACTCACGCCTTGTTCTTGGAACAGGCCGGACTTTTCCAGCAGATCATTCATGCTCTTGAACACAGCAATCAGTGCATCAAAATCAGCTTGGTCTTCCAGTGCCAGAGCAGCCTTCACAACCACAGCAGCTTGCTTTTCGTCCTTAACCACAGCCTTGACAGCTTCAGTCTTTGACTTTACAATTGCTTCTTTCTTTTCTTGCTCAATCTTGTTGAGTTGTTCCAGAGCCTTTGCCAGTTCGACCTTTTGATCTTCAAGCTGCTTCTGCACTTCAACAAACTTAGCCTTTTCAACCATTTCTGGTGTAGCCATTTGCTTTTCCTTTTTCTTATTTACACGAGAGGCAGATGCCTCAACTTTTGTATTCTCAACGTTGGTTGAGGTATCCGACTTTTCATCGAATGCTTTGATGGCTTTCTCAATCTGAACTTGGTCAGAGAGAACGTCCAAATAGTCTTGTTCTGTCAGTTGTGCGAGGGCGTCTGGAAGATTTTCAGCTTCATGCAGAGATTTAATAATACTGAAGGAAGTAAAACGATCTTCTACCCAACTGTTGTAATCATCACGAGCCTCTGCTGCTTCGTCTTCAGGAGGTTCAACCCAACCCATGAGACGCGCAAGAAACTCTGCATCTTTGCCCCATACACAGAAGAACTTTTCAAGAAAATCTGGCAACTCCATGGTTACTTGAATTTCTTGCATCTTCTTGATAAACTCAGGAGAGAAGTTATTTGCCTTAGCGATAAGAGTAGGAATGCCGTTAGCTGGACCGCCAACAGAGGGGCCTACTAGTGCAACCGCTGCACCTTCTTTAGCAAAGTCAAAACCCTTGAGCTTACGTTTTGCTTTTTGTTTATTTTCCATTATGTCTCCATAGGTTGTTCGTAAGCATCGCATTGGATTGACAATCCGTTAAACGTGCCATCCTTAATGCCTTCCCAAATCCAATCATATTGCTCGGAGTCCTCTACTTCGATAGTAGCAACCCAACTTCCTTTCTTCACTTTAGTTTCACCGATAGTGGCTTCACTAGGAAGAATGTAAGATTCAATAAATTGAAAACCATTGGTGTCAATCAGATGAAGCAAATTAGCTTTGCGACAATGCTTGTTAAAGGAGTAACATCCTTCAGCAATATCTTCTTCTGAATACCAATCTCCATGAAGGTCTGTAGTAGTGCCGTCTTCTGGTTGAGGTTCAAGAACTACAAAAGTAGCTCGTCGCTTTTCCATGTCCAAAGACTTAGCAATTGGCTTCTTTTTACTAGATTTCTCCACCATTGCTGCATCATCAGACTTTTCAAGTTCTGCTTGGACGTACCATTTATGAACTTCGTCCATGTCGTCAAACTTGATAGCCAGTGCTGGGGTAGAAATTTCTACAATACTTCCAGACATTTCCATGACCATATCGTCATGTTCTTTACCAGCTTTTACTTTGACCCTATCTCCTACAACAAATTCAGTATTCTTCATTTAGTCATCCATTTTCTTTCTTATAATTCTAGACAACAGATAAATCAATTATATCATACTTTTGTAATAATTACAAGTGAATTTTATGTCAAGTATAATATTGGATTATTGATTTATCTGTTTCTGTTTATTAGGCTGCGTTCTCTGAATTCATTGAAGAAGTGTCATTGGTAGCCGCAGAATTAGCTGTACCATTGAGGCCACCTGTCTCAGAGGCTAATCCGTCACCGCTGCGCGTAGTGGCATCGGGAAGAATATCTTCAATTACAGTTCCTTCAGGAAGTTGGTCAATACCAAGACTATCCAGAACCGCATTAACAACTTCAAGACTCTTAGGAATATATCCAGTAGCACCCATACGTTGTACAGCCTTAGAGAAGGTTTCCAAATCAGCAGGTTCAATGCCATCAAAGTCAAACGTACCCATACGGGATTCATCCCACCCGTTGAGTTGGTACGTCATTTTGATAAGATCGTTTTGAAGTACCTCTGCAATACTGGAAATTAGTCGTTCAGCGTATGCACCAGAGAGGCTGTTTTTAATAGCACCAAGAGCAAAAGAGCCTGTAGAAGTAGTCCCTTGGATCAAGATATCTGCAAAAAGACTGACAAAGATTAGGGTTTTGTAGTATTCCTTAATCTTGCTGATATCAAAATTCTTCTTACCGTCTACAGAAAGCAAGTCCAATTTGAACATCGGAGTCCGACTTTCGGCATCTATGACTTGGGGGAGAATCACAGCAGACTGTTCATTCATTTGCAGATTACGCATCACGTTCTCATAATACAAACGAATTGCTTGTACTTCTGGAGGTGCATCGGTTGCGAGGTATTGTGCTGGAAGGTATAGTACAGGCAGACCATTCAAGTCCTTAGCTACGCCTGTTGCTTCAAGTTCTTCAAGAGCAGTCAAGAATCTCCAAGCAAGATATGCATCACGTAAAGGAGACTTACCGAAGGGATCACCACGATGCTTGCCAGTACGAAACAAGAGAAACTTGCTACGCGGGATATTAATCAGATTAGAACGCTTGCTAAAACGGTTATAGATATCATTGATTGCAGAGAGATTCTGTTGAACACCAATGATTTCATTACCGTCTTCACTGAAGATGAACTTTGAGATACTTTCCTGCACACGGATAGGTAGCTTCTTCCAGCCAATGATGCCATCGTCGTAAAGGCTGCCGTTTGCCTTGTAACGCTTACGGAATACCTTTTCATGCACAGAGAATCCAAAGACATTAGAACTAAGAACATCCCGAATGAATTCAGACCAAGGTTGCTCCATGTCTTGCATCATTTGATTGATAATCTTAGCTTGTTCTTTTTCTTCTTCGGTGGCATCAGCAGGGGGCTTGTAAGTCCAAGTAGCTTTAGAGATAATGTTCTCAAAGAGAGTCAGAGGGGCATTCACTGCTGAGTGATAGCTCATGTCCCTGAATGTATTAATACTTCTAGGCCAGTTCAACTCTGCTTTGAGTTCGTCTTGGGTTACACCTGAAAATGTACGTAGGCCGAGTGACCCCATCTCCCCAAGGCGAAACCGTTCAGGTTGATCCAAAGGACTTACAGCCTTTTCAATTGCTTTTTTTCTTGCAGCCATAAGGCTCCTTTATTTATCATTTAATGTTGAAAGTAGGCAGAGTGAAGTTACCTTGGTTCTTACCGTAGGAGGTGTGGAAGGAGGGTAGGGGTTGGCCTGAGACTTGGATGTTGGGGAGGGTCATAATAGGTAACTCCTGTGGCCCCGAATTCAACGCTTCGATGGCAAGCGATACTGCATCGCACATATCATCGTGACCATTATGCTTCTTACCATTGAACCTTTCGGCCTCTTCAAACCAATCATCATTCCAGTCAGCTTCTACCACTCGTGAATAACCAGCTTCTGCAATTGCGGAGAAAGGAAGAAACCGCTGAAGCTTATTCTTCTGCGATTTAATAACCTTGCAGTAAACACCAAGTTCAGCAATTTTCTTGCGAAGATGATCCACATAAGCCAGTCCAGCACTTCCGGGGTCAACGTTCAATACAACAAAAGTCCCAGGAGGATCATACTTTGCGTACTCTAAGATAAGTTCCTCTACTTTATGAGGTCTATCTCTTAATGACGCAATATCTTCAATTGTATAAAAACCGTCTTTTGTCTTCGATACTCTTACGCCTCTAGTCCAATCGGGCGACTGATTTGCCGTTGAGACTGGGGTGGAGGCAGTGTCCCAGCTTCTGCAAATCTTAGCTGGCTGGTATGGTGGAAACTTCACAATCTCACTAAAATGACGCTTATAATAGCCTGCTTCTTCTTCTCTGCAAAACCAAGAACCATCTAAAAAGATTTTCTTTTTGATAGGGGGTAATGCTAAAAGATTATAATAGTAGTCTGGATTATTTTTCATGAGCGGAATATTTTCCGTCACATGAGCACGAATACTACGGAAAGAACGAGGAATCCCTTCTCCATGAATAGCAACAGCTTCCTCCATAGTATCGTACCAAAGGAATTTACCATCTACCATCACATAATAACGTTCTATATTGGATCGTTCTGGAATTGGAATACCTTCTTCATCAAGATAGAAGTCTTTAATAAGATTACCAATCGGGTGCCCGTACATGGGGTTAGTTGCCCAGTAGCAACGAGGTTTGTATCTCACCCTTGCGTTTCTTAGACGACTCATCAGAGGTAAAATTTGAGTGTTAAAGTCAAACAAGGTAGCTTCGTCAAAATAAATTCAGAATGTTCGTTATAGGTCGTTAATCTATAACCGCTTTTATGCAGCTTACTGTCACCAGTAAGATCAGATCATATCACCCTCCGAAACTGGAGGCTCTACCATTTCGCTGCACTTGCAGCTACGTCCGAAGACTGATCGTTAGGCTTTTATGCTTTCGCAATTTAGCACGGTAGGTTATCTTATTAAGATTTTCCCCGTTTAAGTAGAGTTTTCGATGTGCATTACTACACAAAGCCGCAATTGTTTACGGAATATTGAGCACCAAGATGACTATTCACATCAGAATCATACTGTAAATGCGAGAACTTTATCGTAG